TGATTTAATTCTCCGCGTTGAGCATCTCCTATTTTTTTCTTAACTTCTTTCGTTAAATAAGGATTATGTCCTCCGCCTTTTAAATTATAACCTTTGTCTGGATTTGTTGTATCATAATATTCAATCCAATAAGATTCTTTTTTGTCTAACTCTTCTAATGTTTCAGCATCGTCAACAATTCGCCATTTAAAATTTTCAACACCATATTTTTCCATTGCTCTAACAAATGCTACACATTTGCTATTTTTATATTTTATACTATTAATATGCTGTAGTTTTCTTTTATGTAATGTTTGAACTGTTTGTCCGATATATCTTTTGTTATTAATAATGTTTAAAGCTTCATAAATTATCATTGGTTTCCCGGTTAGCACAATCATTATCCGTCATTTATTACGGAACACTAATTATCGTTGATTGTACACCACACTTTTGTGTGTTCACCGCCTCCACTTACTATATTACTATAGTAAGGGGCCAAGTTGACCGTTAACTGTCATGAGTGTGTTTATCTGATATTGTAATGTTTGAATACCATCTTTTAATTCTTTTTTCAACATTGTTGCAACAAGTGTATCTTTATTTTGTTCATTACTAAAGATTTCTTCATACTTTTCTTTAGATCTTCTTAAGTAAGGAGCTAAAATTTCTTCAATGTTATTCGCTGTTTGCCCGCCCAGCTGATTCGATGCAACTCCGGCGAACAGCTGGCTCAACACTGTACATGCAACTTGAAAAGATTTTGGTGATTCAATTTTCTTTTTGTTTACAACAGTTCCATTTGCAAGCATGTCTTTAAAATTAGGTAGTCCGCAGTTATGCATTTTTTGCAATTGGTAGTCCATATCATGCATATGAAGAATACCTTTATCGTGAGCATTCACAATATCAATCGGAATTATTTTTCTTCTAGATATATCTTTAGATACTTCTCCAGCAATTAAATCACGTTGAGTAGAAATAATATAAGCATCTTTATTTGAATTTTCATTAAGTGCTTCTTTATTAGTTGCATCAATTAATGTAAGTATATCATCATCTGAAGTATTATTTACTCGTTGATATTCACGCACTGCTCTATACGCCTCATAAGCTCGAGCTACGTCTTTTTGTTTATGTTTAACGAGAAGATCGAATACCATTTTTTCGATACGCTTAATATCCAGTTCCTGGAGCATAAGAGCTTCTTGCGTTATTTCTTCGGCGATAGAATTAGCTATTTTTTCATTATCTTTAAGTAAAGAATGTTGTGCCTTACTTATGGCTACAACGATCTTAGATTTATCGAAATCGACCTTACGGCCGTCTCTTTTAATTACGATCATTAATTAAACCTCATTCTTAATTAACAATTCGAAACCTTCGACGATAATAGAACGAGATCCATTAGCAAACTCGATAGAATATGCATCTTCTACAGTATCGGTAATATCGGTTACTTTCCAACCTTTATCATAAGTATTAAAGCGAACAACGTCGCCAATTTGAATATCGGTTTTTTCAGTTCCTTCTGTCATCCAATAGACATTAGGAGTAACCGTAACAATTTTTACATCGTCGGCATATAAATGTTTTAACGTATAAACTTTTAAAGATTGTTGTCCTTCGTACTTAAAATGTACATACTGTAGATTTCCGTTTGCATTAGGAATAAGCTCGTCTATACCTTCGATGAAGGTTCCGATCATCCTAGTGTCATTAGGTAGAGATATCCGGTTATCTCCGCCAAATAATACTTTCATATCATTAATCCTTTCTTGTTAATCGCGATATAAAAAAGAAAGTGTTCTATGTGATAGAGCAGAATATATATTACGCATAATATACTACATATAGTATTTAATAAAACATAGAACTACTAAATCTATTATACCAAATCAGTATAAGACAAACAAATGATTTTATGGTATAGAAAACTCTTCATATATTTTACATGTGCCAAAAAATAAGATATAATAGTAATAGTTAATTATACTTATTTAATATGAGGTATTTTAAATAATATGGCAAATATAAATTATGAATCATTGTTCGCGGCAGAGCCAAACGAAGATTTAGTCTCTTGGTTATATCGCATGTATCTTGCTAAACAAGAAAACAATAAATTAACAGTAAAAAGAATTAGTGCTTTGGCTAAGACTTTTTTTGAAATAGATCTTGATGTTACGACGATTAATAGTTACTTCAACGATTTTAAAAAGAATCTAGCGCCAGCATCGACCGACGATAAACTAACGTCGGCAGCTGTAGATATGCTTCTTAACGCACATGCTAAAAATGTGAATAGCAAAAACCGATCTGAACTTAATAAACATTTAAAATCGATTAGCGATCAATTTTTATTAAAAGAATTAATCGTCGAGGCGATTTCTAAAATCGAACCTCTTAAATATGAATTTAAAGATCTTCAAAGCGGCGAGTCTGAAGCTGTACTATTATTAAGTGATTGGCATCGTGGACAAGTAAGCGATAACTTCTTCAATAAATTTAATAATGAAATTTTCGATGAACGTGTCGAAAAATTAATGAATAAGACACGAGAATATTGCTTACTAAATAATATTAAAACTATTCACATCTTAACGTTAGGCGATATGATTAACGGCGGCATTCATGTTCAAACACGAATCGAATCTCAAGAAAATCTTATCGAACAAACTATCGGTGTAACAGAAGCACTAAGTCATTTATTTAACAATCTTAGCCAAGAATTTAATTTAGAATTATACTTCTGTCGTGGCAATCATGATCGAGTAACTCCTTCTAAAGAAGAAGCAATGAATGGCGAATCGTTTAGCGACATCATTCCTTGGTTCTTAAAAGAACGATTAAAAGGAAATGATCGTATTCACTTTAATGAAAATACCGTCGACGATGAAATTATCACGGCTAATGTTTGTGGACAACATATTATCGGTGTCCATGGTCATAAAGATAATTTTAATAAAGCTATCGACAATTTAGCATTGTTTACGAAACAAATACCGGATTATATTGTAATGGGTCATTTCCATCATTCAAGAGAAGCCGATCTTAAAGGCGTTGAAATGATCATTAACCCATCTTTATGCGGTAGTGATCGTTACGCAGTAGACGGTCGTAAATTCTCTAAAGCCGGTCAAAAGCTTTTAATGTTAAATAAAGAAGATGGGCGATATGCCACTTACTTTATTAGCTTCTAAACATCCGATAAAAATAAATTATCATCGCGATAATAAATACTAAAAAGAAAAAATCGGCTATGCCTTTCATATTATTTTCTCCAATAAAAAAAGCCTCCTATTTTTTAGGAGGCTTAATTTTTTTTACAATTTTTTCTAACGTATCAGGATTATTATCTAAACCGAATATAGTATCGATACCGAATAATTCTATCACATACGATGCCGCTCCTATTACGATAACAAGGAATGCAATCGATATTAGCACCGCCGATATTAAAGCTATCGGCATTAACAGTATACTAAAAAACGAATTAAATAATTCAAAGAATTGTCCAAGAATTCCGAATCCTAACGTTAAAAATAAATATAGATAAAAACAGAATTGTTTAGTCTTCCTTGTCATAGCCAGAACCTGTACTATTATGTAAACCAACAATTAAACAGCAGATCATAACTGCGAAGAACAAAATTATTAGACTCATTACAATCGTTGAAATAATCATTTAACTACTACCTCGTCTTATTTAGCTAACAAAGATAAAAATAAAAAGACTATACCGGCCAAAAGAATTCCTCTGTAGATTTTATTCTTTTTAGGATCTTGTTCTGTAAGGCTAAATAGTCCTTGAACTCCGCCATAAATAATAGCGACGATAACTAATATTAAACTTATTCCAAACATTATATTTGTAAACATATAGAAGCTCCTTTTATTTAAATAAATAACTAATTAATAATCCAGCTATAACGATAACAATGCCAAAGAACGAGAGTATTAACATAATTAAGGCTAAATCAGGCCCATCTTTAATTAAGTCATTAATAACATCTTTTAAGATAGAAATCAAAATTCCACCAACGCTAATTAAAAGAATTATTACGCCTATAGCAACAATAAATTTTCCTACATCCATTATTTATAATCCACCTACTTTATTTTTTAGGATTAAAAAACATAAGCATGTTGCATGCTTTTTTATAATTCACGTGTCTAAATCTAAAAATCTTTTGTGGTTCACATCCACTAGCTGTCTTATATATAATAGTTTTTCCATTTAATTCTCCAGATACACTAGGAACAATATGGTCTATTGCATAGCTAGAACAGCATCGATAAATTTTATAACTATTTTTCTTTCTAAACTTTTGTATCATAATTAATTATCCTCAAATACTTCTTCGAAGATTTTCTTTAATTCTTCTCCAGAAATATTTTTTAATCTTTCTTTAAATCTTGCCTTATAGGAATCGATCATGTCGTCATGTTCTTCTTTAGCTTCTTGCATAGCTTCTTCATAGCCATTATCATAACCATCGTCATATCCTTGGTCGTATACATATTGATTGCTTTTTTCTTCGACATTATTTTCTAGCCATAAAGCAAGATCTTCTTTACTATCTTCATTCCTTAAATCATAAATAATGTCTTCAAGTGAAGTATTGTTTGTAAGATTTCTCATAATTTCATCTCCTTTAAAATATGAAATACGCAGCACTTTAAAATGTATAATGTATAAGCAGTTTTATATATGCAGAGAAGTTACTTTTAATACTCACCTTTCTGTAAATAAATAAAACTAAATAGTGCTGCGTATTATAAAAATATCTTATTACAATATATATGTTATGCTTTGGGGAAACATTTTTATATAATGTAATAAGACATAATGGTACTCCCTGCGGTAGTCGAAACCGCATTAAGCCGTTATAAGCGACCCGTTTTAACCATTAAACTAAGGGAGCATAAAAAAACGGCACATAGAATTAACATTAAATTCTACATGCCGACAATGGTGACCCGTGGGAGAATTGAACTCACCGTCCTTGCTGTGAAAGAGCAATGTCTTAACCACTTGACTAACGGGCCATGTATGGTGGAGGGTGTTGGAATTGAACCAACGCAAAACACAGGGCTTCAACCTGTTGCTCTACCTACTGAGCTAACCCTCCATATGGGAGCGGGAGTAAGAGTCGAACTTACACTAGACGAGCTTATGAGACTCGTGTCTCTGCCATTTGGACTATCCCGCTAAGGAGCTGCGTATGCAGACCACAAGACAATATATATAAGGAGAAAGGAGTTTATCATGAAACGTTAGTTTATTATATTAGAAAGGGAGGCAAACTAAACAAAAGACATGGGGTGTGTCTAGAATCACGCTATTAAGGGATTTTTCATATTTAGGAGGTTTGTCTTGTTTACGCACGATCTGCATACGCGTATATAGAGGAGGAAAAGTATGATAGGCACCATGAAGACTATTACCTTCGTTGGTGCCATGGAAGTCCCTGAACGCGGGGGGACGTTCAGGGATACTCCTCTTGTATTTAAGATAATGGGAAAACCTTAAATACAACTTTATTATACATTAATTATTTAAATAATGCAAGTATATTATTTTTTAAAATCGGCAAAGTTTAATTGGCTACCAGTTTTCATGTAAGCATTACAGTAATCTTGGAATACGCCAGGATATAAATCACCGATCGAACCATATGTGCCACCACGATTAGGCTCAGACCATACTTCGATATGAAGATGTTCATCATACGTTGCAGGACCATCAGGACCCATGCCACCGATTATTCCGATAGGTTGACCACGTTTAATAGTATCGCCAGCTTTAACGAATATCTGTGCCATATGCATATATACAATAGTCTTATTCGTTCCGTTAGCAGCATTAACCATTACAGCGTTATAGCCCCAGCCAGTATCCATTACTGTACCGTCACATATCGATAATATCTCAGGCTTAGGAGAATCGGGAATAAATACGACGTCCATACCTTGATGTGTATGGCTAGAACGAACTTCACCAGGGAAACCAGATAAACTAATAGACGGAATATATTGAGCTGCAAAGAAGAATCCCCATTTATCGTTATCGAATTCTGAAGCATAAAACTCTTTAGATAATTCTTTATATGCGACACATAATTCAATAAGTTTCTCTAAGGAATTATGCGGATCCATTGGTTCTTCACGCTTACCGGTAACGTTAATCGTATACGGTTCCCAGAATTGAGATAACGTCCAAGATCCTTGATTTTTAATATCGAGATTAAAATACTTCTTAGATTGGCCGCCACTATTATTATTACCAGAGTTATTTGTTAACGCATATACAAAGTCTAAACGAGTTTTAAGATCTTCATGCTTTTTAAGTTCGGTAGTCGGATCTTTAGTCGGCTTATCGCCGATAATATAAGCATCGTTATAATAATAAGCAAGCATTACTAGCAAAGGATTATCGATTAAAGATTCTTCTTTAAGCTTCTTAGTAACACTTTTAATCTTATTAATAATACCATTATAATCAGAAGTATTTAATAGGCACATTAAAACAGCTAGTACGACAGTGTTGATATCTTTATGGACACCGGCATTTTTAATAGCTTCTTCCATCTTAACATAAGACTCTTTAGACTTAGCAATATTTTTAGCTTGATCTTTATAACCATTAATTTTGCTCACTGCAGATTCAGCTGCTTTTTTAAATAATGGGATCTGTGATTTAAGGCATTCTTCAGCGGTTAAATAAAATAAGTTATTAGTGTCGCCAGTCATAGCCGCGCCAGCGGCTAACCCTGATCCATACATCGAAGGAGAATTCATTAACTTAGAACCGTCATCGATAATTGATTGACGCCAGTTAATAATCGGAACTTGTTCTTCGACAGGTACTGGTTTCCAGTCCATCTTAAAACCTTCAGGCCATTCATCTTTAAGATCTTTATGAGGATCGCTTTTAGTAAGAGACGCACCTTCAGCAATATTAGCTAATTTTAACGGCTCTTGATAACGTTTAATATCGATTAAATCACAGTAGTGTTTCATATTAGAATACGATAATTGGTTATTATCGAGAAGAACACTAAGATTAGCGCCGACCTGATTAAGAATTTCGTATACCTGACCGATAATCGGTTCGATACGAGTACTTGTCATATATTGATCGATTTGAGTTTGCATACCGTCGGCAACTCTGTCGTCCGTAAGTTGACGAATAGCTCGATACTTTTCATAAAGAGTATTGCCGCCATAATACATATCGTTAATCGGAATAATACTCGCTAATCTAAATAGGTAACGTGTTACGGTCGACAAATGATTCTCAACTTGAACCATACGTTTTTCGACGTCGCCACCCATCTCGAGAAGAGCTTTAGCCGTGTTTAATTCAAACTCGGTCGCCTTAATACTTTCTTTTACGATACGAGGCATATGTAATTCTAAATCTCGGATACGTAAATCTGTCGGGAATGGATCAGACGGATTTGGCACCATACCAGGAGTCGGTACCTTAACTGCATTATCATGCTTAGTCGGATCGAATTGAATCTGACGTTGTGCAATAGATTGCATACGAGTCATCTGATATTTAGCAGCTTCACTACCGTAAGCAGCTACCGACGTAATCGGCAAACCGACGTTAAAACAGTCGTCGACATCGATTGTATCATAAGCATACAATGGCGGATTTAACTTCTGAGGACTTTTATCTTGAGCACTTAATGTATTGTTCTCGACTTTAGCATCTTCATGCTTCTTATCTGAATCTTCTTTCTTAGCTTCAGGAGTATTCTTATCATTAGTCTTAGTAACGTCACTTGTTGTATTATTATCTTTAGTGATATTAACTTTAATTTTATCTGGAACGTTATCAGTATGAGTAACGTCTTCTTTAGAATCTTCTTTTTTATCTTTTCCGAATGCAACTTTATCAGTACTTAATGATTCGAAACCAGTTTTACCGTCTTTTAGAGAAACCGATTTAACTTCGGTCGCATCCTTAACTTCTTTATTATCGGCAGTCGTTTTATCTAACGTTTTACCGAGAGCCCATTCTGGTACTTGATTATATACCGATACAATATCGGGATAAACAGGTTGACACGGAGTTTTACCGATCGCTAATTTCTGAGCATTAAAAACATCGTAATACTTAGGAGTTTTCTTTTTTGTAACAAACGTACTTTTAGTACCGGTATCGGAAGGAGCTGTAGCATTATAGACACCACCGCCATTACCTGCACCACCTGTACTAGATCCTGAAGAAGCAGGTACTTCGCCTAACAGATCGTCACTTAATGGAGTTCCTTTAACGAAATGATCATAAATCATTTGAGCATAGCCTTGACGTTCTGGAACGTTAGCCCCACCAGATCGTTCGAAACATTGTTCGAATGCTAATGTTGCTTGTGCAACATCGGTCATCTGTTTGATCTCGGGCCACTTAGGATAACCGTCACCATTAACCGGAGTCCATTCTAAAGGACCATTTTCTAATTCCCATAAACCGAAGTTCAACTGATCTTCTAGGTTATCAGGATTACCTTTAAACTCGTTAAGAAAATGAGGCCAACGATAATCTTTATCCCATTGGCATAAACCAATATGATCACCTTCATCGGCATGAAGATTCCAAGTCGACTCTTGCATGATATTACCAAACCAAGCAGCTCTAGCAACTTCTGGAATATTTTTAGTGCCGAGATATTTCCAAGCCTGTTCTATTAATTGAGATATTTGAGCCATATACTATTTCCCTTCAAAACATTCGTAAATAATACGATTATATTCTTGATTTAAACAAATTAGTTCTTTCGGGATTATCTTAATACGATCTTTACAATGCTTCCATGTTGCTCTGCAATCTAAAGATTGACTCGATATCGTTTCTAAAAACATTTCAGGTAAACTATAATATTTAGATAATGCTTCATCGATATAGTCTTTATGCTCTTGATCTAAACGAGAACTATTGCCGTCAGTATCGTATAATACAAATTCTGAAGTATATCCTTCCGGCATCGGTCCTTCATACGCCGTATAAAAGTTATGGTTAAATAATTCATCGTAGCCATCTTCTGTAGCCGTTAAATAATCGGCATATAGTAGATATAAAGCATACCGTAATTTCTTAGGTGAGATATTCGGTCTCTGTTCCTTAATATATTGAATAACGTCTTCTATATGGTTCATTAATTCACTCCATAAAAAAAGCCCTCATTCAAGGGCTTTAAAATATTCAGCAGCTTCTTTATATTCTAAAGAGTCCTGATCACATAATAATAAATCGATTAAATAATTGCATGCATCTTCTAGATTCATATGATAATACCTTTAATTTAAATAAGAACTAATTACTAATTAAAGTATATCATAATTTTTTGAATAAAAAAAGAGCATCCCAGCATTTGGTGTGTGTGGTCGAGTTGGTTGCTAGGACACTCTTGTTTTGTAGTCATATCGAAAGGATGTGATAGAGAGGTCTGGCATCCTTTTTGTATTTAAACAATAAGGTTCCTATTTACATCTAACTTATCAAAAGACAGAGGTTAAATAAATTTAATAGGCTATCTCCGTGTGCCCCACGGTTATATAAACGTATTTTGTTAATTTAGATCTCTAACCTTTATGAAGGTATCATTTGACTACATCCTTATTATAGCACGATTATTTTTTATCGTCAACTGCTACAAGTTCTCCGCCGACAACTTTCCATATTCTACCATCGGCAGCATCTTTACCGATAATATCTTCTCGAGTCATATAGTCGAGAGAATCGCTAAAATCGTCATAGATTTCTTCTAAACCATCTTTAACGTAATTAATCATGAAAGCATTTTTATCGGGAAATGGATCGACAAAAGCTTCTTCAATTTGACCCTTACGAATACGATTATATTCTTCCATCGTCATAATACAACCGGTATTAACGTGTTCGATAAAGAATTCTGGATAGCGAATTTGATCGCCACTTAAACTCGAATAGAACCGATCGCCTTGCCAAATGACTCTTCGTATTTGATATGCATCACGCATAATATCACCTTTGTTTAAATAATATAGATTTAATTCTGAAACATCTATATATTACTAACATCTTATTTCAATCGATTATTTAAATAATTTAATCGACTCAAATAAGATGTTGTACTGCTAGGCAAAAGGTGTGTGTATGCAAATTATCTAAACACTAGCAGTACAAATCTTAAATTTTTGTTACGTAATATAAATTAAATATTAAATATCACTAATTATTTTTGGGCGCAACTATAGCTATTAAATATTCTTTAAATATAAGCAAATTAGATTAAGTTTGCTTAAGATCGCAACCAATCCACAAATTATTATTACTTTATCGATCTAAAGATATTTATGTAAAGTATGAAACTGTTAAAAATCTGATTACACAAGTATCGTAACTTAATCAGCTTAATGAATCTGATAAGCTTAATTAGCTTAAATATCGTAACAGATTATTTATCTTAATTAGCTTAAACATCGTAATAGCTTATATTATTTAACCTATCCTAACAAGAAACGTTTGTAAGTACTAAAATTAATCTTATAGCTTGAATATCGTATTCCGTACAATAATAATCATTCTGCGAGAGAAACGTTAACTGCAGCTTATTAAGGAATCGCCGCCAGCCTATTTTAGAAGATTCATTCGCATTATTTAAACCGTTAAGCGACTGGCAAAGGTTTGCAAATTAAAAAGACGTTATGTGTGCAATCATAACATCTCATTATCTAAACCGTTTAAGCTGCCAGTCGAATCAAACATTCTTAGCGAATGAATCCTAGGATTCAGAATCACGAATATTGTATATAGAATAAGATATTCTATTTTCCTGTTTTATATAGACTAATCCCGTGCGGCAGCACGAATTAGTAAAAAATATATATTATATAGTTTTGCTTCACTAGAAATGATTGTTTCTTTATTACTAAAGCTCTTGATCATTTCCTACGATATTAGTCTGTAGTATACTCACGTATACCTCTAGTCTTTCCCGACATTTAGCGTTTCCGCACAATCGTAGATCCCGTCCTATTGCTGTATTCACCAATGAGGAGTGTCCTCTTATTTTATTTAAGAGGAACGGCTAGTCCCCCCGGGTCTTATTTAACCATGGTAGCTTTCTAAACTTAATTAAAATTCTTTATCTTAACTGCAATGTTTTGTGCATTCGCTACTTTAGGCTGTATACGGACTTGTATCCCATTTGCCCGCTGACGTTGATCCTGCTAGTTCCGACTTGAGTACACAAAATTACTCTTGCTGGTCCGGGATATGAACGGTATCGTATAGCTATCCTTCATATCCTATCCAACCACAAATCGCTATCGTTAACGACTGCAGATCCCTCGCTTTATTCATCGAGTATCGGCCTGCAAAATGTAGCTGATCACCGGGTCGATTTTCCTAGATGCGCTCGACCACACAACCATTGTTACGCCTAACCTATATTAACTCATCAGAGCAGGATAGCATTATCATCACGACAAGGCATTCATATCCTTTATAGGCTCGTAACCCGCGCCATCGGGGTCCATACTATAGAGTTCTTAAATACAGGGCCTCTATAATACAATGCCTTCCATTACGTTTCCATATGTATATTTGCACTCTTACGTTGCAACTAGTGACATATTTCCATCGTCAATCCCTATGAAGACACAAGGTAGTTTCTAAATACGCTTTTATTAAATTGTTAACTTTATTATAATTTATAATTCGACTGTTGTCAAATTATATATTACACTAAATTAAAAACTGGATACGAAATTCTGCAATTCTTTTTTGTACGAATTTTCATTTCGGTATAACTTTTGGTTATGGCCAAATCGAGTACGCACGTCAAGAAGTAAATGATATTGGTTATCAAGATTAATTTTTTGTTTCTTTAATGGCTTCTTCGCTAAAATAATTCGATCAAGCTTAAAACTATCCATATCGACAATCTTTTCGACTTTATCGGCATATTTATTAATAGAAATTACGTCATCATCATTTTCATATTCGACTTTATCTAACATATCTTTATAAATAGCATTAGTATTATCTTGATTACCACTTACGAGGCTGCTTAATCCTTCATCGTCGAAATCGCCTTCAAGAACTTTTACGCTCTTAAGTTTTTCGGCCATGAATTTAATTAAGGTTTCCTGAACGGTACCAGCATAATACATATAGTAAATACTTACGTTATTTTTCTGATTTAATCGATAACTTCTTCGAGCTGCTTGACGCATCGTAAAGAAGTTTTGGTCGAGCTCATAGAATACGATCGTCGTAAAATCAAGCAAGTCTAAACCAGTATCGACCATACCAGGGTTACAAATTACGACACGAACGCCTTCTTCTTTTTTCTTTTCGAACCATTCGATTCGTTTCATCGCAGAAGTCGAGCTCTTTAGAATGGCAGTTTTAATACCTTCCTGTTGCAAACGATCATAGATAATACTATTAATATCGTTATTCGTATCATAATAAGTGTATACTAGAACACATTCCTGATCATGATGGTTAATGATCTTCATTAATTCGTCAAGTTTATGATTATCGCGAATACCGGTGCCACGATATTCGATATAATCGTCAGCAATGAAACATGGATTATCGCTCCAAGCTGCGAGCTTTTTAATCTCTTGATGTTTATATCGAGCCGGGACAATAGCGTTAGATAAATTACCGATTAAATTATTATAAGCTTCAAGATTTTCTTTATTTAACTCACATTTAATAATAGATTCATTATAAGCTGGGAGTTCAGAACTAACATCGTCCATCGACATAAATACACAACAATTACTTAATAGCTTAATAAAGATATTAGGATTGATACCAGGAGCATCTTTCGTTTTAATCGTACATTCAACGTTAACATTAAAAACATCTGGTCTATCTTTTTCGATAAATTGAAGATCTAAATATCGGCCCCAGTTATGACTAATTTTTACGTAATCGGCAGCATCTTCAATTCTATGAGTATGCCAATCATAAGGAGTATATTCAACTTCTTTATAGCTATAACGATCTTTAAATTGCTTTTTCATGCCGCCGCGGAATTCAGGATCTCGCTTCATATATTCTTGATATTCATTTTTAATTTTTTCAGGATAGAAATATAAGAACATATTGTAAAGATTTTCGGCATAGCCATTAAATAGTGTACCAGTTAAACCCAATATCTTTTTAGCACAAGAAGCAAGTCGTTGTGCACCATGACCTTGAGCACTACCGGATAAGAACTCGTGCATTTCGTCGACAATTAACATATCGACATTATGACGACCCTTACGTTGGATATACCAATCTAGGCTTGCAAAATTAGAAGCTTCTTGCTCTTTAATATCGAGATCTTCGACATAATCATAGACTTTATATGACTGAGTATTTTTGCTATCAATTTTTTTACTATCAATTAAAGAAGAGCAAGCTTTTATTTTTTGTCCAGATAAGAAATCTTTGTAACAAACAAGCTCTTCTTTCTCGCCTTTTTTATGAATACTTCTAGAAAAATATTCTAGATAATGAAAGTATGTGTGTTCATTTCCGCGATCGTTATGAACAGAAGCATTTTCTTTGCCTTTACTTTTTACATTCTTAGTATGGCGTAAACAATCGATACTAGTCGTTCTAGTTTTAATCACGGATTGTTTAATGCAATTAGGATTAACTAGAATATAATTAGTCGATAATCGTTTAGTAATTTCAGGTTCAATTTGCTCGATATATTCTTTAGTGCTATTGCACTCATATATTTTAGCATTAGGAGCTAAGATATTAATATCTTTACTCCATTTTTTAATTAAATGAGTCGGGCACACAACGAATACATTTTTATTTGAACCATTTTTCCATAGACTAGCAATACTAATAGCCATGCTAGTTTTACCAGTACCTGGTTGAGAAATCAAGAAACCGGCTTTTTCTTTTTTGAGATGTCGGTGCATAGCGTTAATGATATTCTTTTGATTAGTGAATAAATTAAAATCTCGTTTATAGCCGAGATAATCACTTAATGCTTGTACTTCTTTATCGAAGCCCTTACTCGGATCGAATGTAATATTAGTTGAATCGTTTACAGTAGCCGATAATTCATTAATATTATTACAAATGAAGTCGTTAATAGACATACCTTCATGAATATAATCAGGATTGTCGCCGTCATCAGCTTTTTGAACTATATCGTTAACACTATTAGAATAACAAGTAGTAGATGGAAAATTGAAGATCGTAAAACCAAGTTCTTCATTTTCTTTAATAGAAGAACCGCCTAATGCTTCTTCTGTGTCGAAAAATAAATCGACCAAATTTTCGTTAAAGAATAAACCTTTAGAGTTCTTATTTAAAAATTTAATATAGTTAGAAACAAGTATTTTTTTATTCTCATGAATATAATCAACTCGAGAAAAATTCTTTTTATATTCTAAAATAATACTTTCTTCTATGCCATCGATTAAAAATAAAACATAAAATTTATTTTTTGTTTCAGCATAGAATCTATGCATTACAGACGGAAGGCCGATTAAACTATTTGTCGATGTTTTTGTACTTTCTCGTAATTCGATACGAAAATCAGTATTATAATTCTTTTCATAGTATTCTAATGTGTCTTTTATTTTTTTGTTGTAAGATTTAGAGCCTGTACTATACAGATCTAATAAGATAAATGTATTAAAATCTGTAAATACCTTGGCCGTTAAATCTTTATATTTTTTATCGAAATTAAAAAAGGCTCTCCCAGATTTTTTGGAGAGCTTTTTAATTTGATTAATATCTATCTTCATTAATACAAATTACCTTTTTCTATTTTATTAACATAGTTGATATATGGTCGGCCAGACTCAACCGATTTAAATTTATAATCGCCAATATATTCGAAGTTGGTAAACTTCTTAGAACCACCGACAATATAATTGCCGGCAATTTTATTCTTAAGTTTATCACTTAACATATATAAAGCAATATATTTCTTATCGACTGGCAATAAAGAATTAAATGGCTTATCTTTAATTTCGCCTGTCGTAAATTCGATATCGATAGCTTCATCAAGATAATCAATATAATTAGCATTGCTATAAATAAATTCTGGAATATCGGTAAGAGAAAACACTTTTATACCTTCTCGTTCTCCGATAAGTTGCCCATTGCTAATATCGACTTTGCTATCGACAAAAATAATAAATTTATTCTCGCCACGATTAATATCTGATGGTTGAGGATTAACCGCAATAATGTTAGGCCAAATACGTCGATCGTGGAATTTATCACAGTAAAAACTTATGAACGAAAGTGGATCTGTATTTTCTTTAATCTTTTTTAGATTTTTAAATAATATAATATCGTAATCTGTGTTAATCCAAAAATCGACAGAAGTCTCCATTTTATTTTTAATAAAACTATACGGATTAAATTTAATGTTTTCATAATCACAAAAACCTAAAATAATTTTAGTAAAATCTTTAATGAATGTATCATTGACATTTGAACAGATATTACTAATTTCAGAAAATATTTCCCAGATTACAGAACGATAGAAGATAAAACGATGCAATGAGTTTTCGCCTAAAAAATTTGAATATAGTTTAATTTGAGTCGCAAATTCTTTTTTGATAGCATCGTTATTAAACTGCGCAAGATATTGCATCAAAATTTTTTCGAATTGCTCATGATCATTATCTTCTTCGTTTGCAAAATTTATTGCTGCCAAATATTCATATAATTCCATATTATTATAGTCTGATTCAAATACATCAAGACGTTTACAAATTCTATCGACAATAAAAAATCGCGTAAGAATTTGAGAATAATAACGGATACCTCTTTGACATAAATAATATTCTTTAATTTTTAAATCTGGAAAATATTTTGCAAACATTGAATTAAACTGTTTTATTGCTTCTTTCATAATACTTTAAGTATTCCCCCTGCTTGTCAAAATATTCTAAACGTTTATTGATGCCACAAAAATCATAATAGCAATTAACACAGTCTACATTATTTAAATATAATATATCTTCATAGACACCCATTGCTAATAATTTTACGGCTGTTTTTTCTGGTAGAGATTTTAATTTAATTAAAATATCTTTCTTAGTGATCGATTTTATTTTTTGATACGTTTCTTTATTGACTAAAATATCGAAACCAAATATAAGTTCATCGTCGACAAAAATACTGTTGTAATTACTAGTGCTTTTGATTTCTTTCCATTGCCGATTGATTACTTTTTCTTTTTTTTCTTCGACTTTAAAGAATTCATCTTTAAAATAATATCGTAAATAAGCTCCGATATAAATCATATAAGCATAAGCAATACCATGGCTTTTATTATAACTATACGACGTCGTATCTAAATAGATGTCGATAAGCTCTTTAATATTATTATCTTTAGCGATTTTCTCAACATTTTCAAGATACTTATGATCTTTATCTTTCATTAAACGATATGCGCTTTCTCCTGTCACATATTGTTCCATGATACTAATAAATTGTTCTTGATATACGACGATACCGTATGTTCTTGCAGTGTAATCCCATAAAGAACCCTTTAAAAGAATTTTTTGGCCGTTTTTTCTTTTTATATACGTATCTTTATGTTTAGATCGAATAATCGCTAGGCTATCGCTAAGCTCTTCAATACTGCAAGGTTTAACTTGTTTAATGCAAGCAGAGCTATAATCTGTATCGATTTGGAATAATCCTTTAGCAGATTGCCATATCGATTTCCATACATCGGTATCGTTAAAATTAATTTTAATATTATGTTCGTCGATAATCTTCTGATATTTACTGACAATAGAAGAGCTCAATATATCGTACTTAGGAATGTTCTCAGATTGCAAAATTGCCATCTCTCCGCTAACTTCTTCAGCTTCGTATATATTATGTCTATCGATACAGTAACTCACCGGATTAAGCCGTTTTTTGCCGTTTTTATCGATAGTATATACTCGCCAAATATGACCTTTATATTTGCGATATAAATAACTAATTAATTCTTCTCTTCTATCAGCATCCACATCTAGATCGATGTCAGGCTTATGTCCGCCAATAAAACGAGTAAAGCTTAAATTATATTTAATCGGATCGACCTTCGTGATTCCTAATAGCCAAACAACGAGACTTCCGACACTACTGCCTCTACCATATCCAGTAGCGATCTTTTTATCTCGACAAAATTTACAATAGTCGAATACTATTAATAAGTATTCTTCCATTTCTAGTTTAAATAATGTATTTAATTCGTCCTGCAAACGATCGACATATTCACCAGATAACTCTAGTTTATTTAAACGATCATAGCAGTAATCTGAAATGAATTTTTGAATATCGTTCATACAGGCCTCCTTTTTTTCTAATAAAAAAGAGCTCCATAAAGGAGCCCTTATCACATCACATATAAATGTGCGTAAATACTTATATCTAATGATTAGAGTAATTTAGAATCTACATTAAATACATGATATTGAATTTGACCGAGAATTTCATACATCTGTAATGTTGTATCGATATTTTTTGTCGTTACAAGAATATCGCCCTTCTCGGTAACTTCAATTGTAAATTTTTTATTTTTATTTTCTTTTTTAGATTTTTTCATAATAGACACCTGCTAACACTAACAGCTAACATTAGCCGTTAATGTTAGCATTCAATTCTATATGTATATTTTAACATATTTTTTGTTTACCAGCAATCTGGACAAACAATTTTTTTAGTGTCTAAATCGTATACAGCACAATCGTCACAAATTACTTTGCCACACTTGCTGCATACCATCTTGTATTCTTCTTCACATGGTTGACCACATTGTTCACAACGAAAATATCCTTCAGGAACTGGAGGCTGATCTGATGTGAGTTTTCGCCACCATGCTTTAATCTTCTTAATCATAGGCCATACCTCTTAAGTTCTTTATCGAGAATTACTTTAGCGGCACAATCTTCTTCGACGCTTCTCATTGCTATACTTAACTGATCTTTGTATTTATTAAGAACTCGTTGACGACAATCTTCATATTCGTTGCTAAAATCTTTAAGTATATGCCGATAGTATGGAACTTGCCTATTCTTAATAAGACCAGGCAATTCGTATTTATAGATATTAGCCATATCGGCTAAATCTTTATCTTTGTCAAGCCATACAATATCGGGATATAGATCATATTTACCAAACATCTCGATAGCTTGATCGACGTCTTTTTCTCCATGCCAATCTCGATCGTATACAATAACGGGCTTTAAACCAGTTGATTCAATCAGATTAACATGTTTATCGTCTAATATGGTGCCCATTGTACAAACACAATTTTGCAACCCATATTTAGTCGCTAGTATAACGTCGAAACAACCTTCTGTTAAATAAATATAATCGAGGCTATAGTTAATTTTATTTAACCCATATAGATAACGGCTTTTAGTAAAGAATTTATTCTTATTGTCGACAAAATATTTGTTAGCAACTTCATCGTCGATAGCTCTTTTACAGAAGCTAACTAAATGATTATATGCATCATATAACGGAATCGTAATGCGACCACGAGTATCGTAACCTAAATTCCATTCACGAACATCACTGCCGATTAATCCACGACTTAAAATATACCTCTGAGCTTTTTCGCTATGTTTAAGATTTTCTATATAGCCTTGGTTTTCCTTTTCATTCGATTCGAGATAAGCAGTTTCTTCGTTTTGAGGTTTTAACCCAGTAATCTGAATCGCTTTCTCGATGGCATCTTGGAAGCTTGCTTTTTTGTCGCCGTGGTTCATCATCCACCAGATGAAGGCAATAGCATTAGAACCGAATAACCTTTTTTCTGTGTTCTGCTTACCGACATGACAACCGAAGCAAGCCCAAGTTTGAGCGCCATGTTTATTCCAAATTTTAAAACTCGGAGTTTTATCGTTATGATCGGGATGAGGACAAGAAGCTTGCCATAGATTACCGACTTTTTGAACTTTGGTATACTGATTGGCAAGCTTAACAATATCTATTTTTTCATTTAATCGACGGATAAACTCTGTAGTATATTTCATTATTTATCCTTTAAATTATTTAACGTAGAAAGCATCGTCACGATCTTCATATCGAACATTAGTTAATTCTTTACCATTGAGTAATACTTTACCATCGACAAACTCAAGATCTTTTTTAAGATTAGACCAAGAGAATTTCGTAACGGTTTTAAAGTATTTTTCATCGTCAATACCTTTAACTTCTTTTTCGAGTTCGACATCGTCATGATCGATAAGTTTTTCTTGTTTGCGATAGCCAGCAGTGCCTTCGATAAACTTAACAGATTTTTTACCGGTTTGATCAAGACTAGATTGAATATACGGTTCTAACATTTGTTGTAACCGTTCAATTTCGAAGTCATAAGAACTGCATTTACTGTCGACAAACATTTTAACTTTATCCTTGTAAAGCTTTAACATTCTTTCAGCTTCAGCAATATCGTGTTCTTTTTGTTCTTGAAGTTCTTTAATACGTCTAATCGTATAGTTTGCTTCATCGATAGTACTAACGACAGCAAGATTTCGATTTTCTTCGTCGATGAAATTCTGAAGCTCTTCGGTAAAACCGAGCTCAGAATTCTTTTCTTCTTCGATAAGATTAAATCCTAACATATTAATTATCCTTTCTAATGATACGAGAATGATATCCTTCTTTTTTGTTTACGATCTTTAATGCTATTTCATCGTAACTATCAGTAGCTATTAACTGATATACGAAAACTGTATCGTGATTACTGCTAGCGCGTTCAATTCGTCCATGACGTTGAGTCTGAATCAAATAGCTGTCAGCTGGTTCCATCTCAATGAGATACTTGGCACTACTTGCGTTGAGCCCTTCGCTGGCTGCGTTAGAGGCAATTAAGACATTACATTCTTTTGTATTATTAAATTTTTGTAATTGATTATATCGTTCTTCACTTGAATGAGAGCCATTAATAAAGGCGATCTGAATTCCTTTAAAACGATTTTCTAAATACGTTTTAAGGATTCCTTGTGCTGTTCTATACTTACAAAACACAACAACTTTTTCGCCTTCACTTAAAATACTCTCGACTAAGTCTAAGAATAATTCAATCTTTTCAGATTTTTCACCACTTACGTATTCTTGTGCCGCTTTACTATCGCTTAGTAATAATAACTCATCACTAATCGTAAGTTCTTGAGCGAATGTTTGTTTCATTAAGATCATGTTGTCGATCTTATTAAACTCTTCATTTTTTCTTGCTTCTTCAATCGAATTAAATCGTTCAAGCATAACTTCTTGTTGCGCTTTAAGATCTTTAATCTCGTCGAGAAGCTTATCACTCATAGCTTGAGTTTTCTTACTTAAAGAGCAGAACTTTTGAGCAACGACAAGTTTAGGTAAGTGGCTACTTACTTCTTCTTTTGTTCGGATAATTAAATTATATTTAATTTTATCGGTTAACTCTCGTTCATTACGAGAGCCGATAATGTATCCAAGACTATTCTTTTTGACATATTGCTTATCGAATTTATTTATATTAGTAAATAAATCTTTTTTGATAAATCTATATATGCCAAATATGTCTCGAGGATTTTTTTGAATCGGAGTTGCTGTTGCTCCGAAAGTATACTTTACATTATTAAATTTATATAGGCTCTTACTTCGTTTAGCTTGATAGCTCTTTACGTACTGTACTTCGTCGGCAAAAATATATTCTAATTTCATTGCCAATAAACGCTCTCGAACTTTTTCGTCGTTAAGCGTTTCGTAGTTACAAATAAGTAAATCGCCAATAAACTGATTGTCGAAGTTTTTCTTAGCCTTTGCTGAAGTTTCTAAAATACTCGGTATAAGATCACTAAACTTTTGAACTTCATGGAACCATTGAACTTTTAAACTACTTTTTACTACGATCAAACCTGGACCTTTTATTTTCTTACGATCTAAAAGTTCCAAGTATAGATCAATAGCTATCAACGTTTTACCAGCCCCGCAACTTGCGACGATTAAGCTGCCTTCATCGATATCGAGAAGTTCTTTTACGGCTGTCTTTTGATAATTGTATAATTCATATTTACACTTACCGATACCTTCGATGCTAAAATTCGGACAATACAATAGCAACCGATGAATATCGTTAACCTTCCATTTACCTTGTTCGACAAAGTCGGATGTCTTTCCAAGCCCATAAAGAATTTTATTTAAATCTTCTTTATTAATATTTTGAGGAACAACAACATTATTTAAAGTATCAATTATCAGATCATATCACCACCTTTAATAATATATAATACTATTATACACTATTTAGATCTTGATCTTCAATTGGTTTATTGAAATTTCAATACCGGCAACATTAAGCTTTATACCGTCTTCTTGATGTTTCCGGTATGTATACCTTTTCCAAGGCTTTTTCAAGCTTTTGTAATTTTTCCATGTTTTGTTTGATGCATTCATGATCTGTATGTACCTTTAACAATCTTTTAATGCCGCCAATATATGACATAATGTCAAGAATTTGTTGCCGAGTCGTATAATATTGGTTCTTCAACATTGTTTCTTCCTCGGCAATAAACTGACTAATTTCGTAGTTAATGTCTCTTGTTAACATAGTCGTTATACAATTCCCTTAACTGAATGATATTACAATTAGGATCGTAATTCATTTCTTTTAAAAACTGAATAAATAAAGAATCTTGTTCTTTGATTTTATTAAATAGTTCCGGAGTCTTTTTACCAATACGTTTATTAATATGATCTAACTTGGATAATTTAATATCTTCTGGTATGGATTCATCGAATAAAATTTCCTTAAATGATTGGAATGTTTTTCGACGACGCTTCCAAGTATTATAATGATCACATTTAACTTTATACATTTTTCCAGCGTTATCAGTTATTACATAGCCTTCAATATCTTGTACACCTTGAGTAAGGCGTCCAACACAAAGTTCGAACTGATAAGGAGCATAAACGATTTCTTGTTTGACGAAACTAAAAGTAGTTTCATAAGCAAGATTAATATTTTTATTTAATTCTTCTTTTAATACTTCACTTAAGTTTCGATCGATATTTCTACCGTTAGCTAGATGTAAAACATTCGGCACAAAATCTAAAAGATACATACGCTTTTGACCATGATAATTAACAATATGAGGATCGTTTGGGTGAATTACTTCGAATACTGCAGAACAATTAGTTTTCTTAAGAATTTTAAGAATTTGCTCTTTAACTTCTTCCGATACTAAATTCCAAACATCTTTAATATATCGAGCATGATCTTTTTCAGTTGTCGATTTACTTGCGATAATCAATTCGTCTCGACGATGGTCCCAACTTAGAATACCTAAGAAACCATTTTCTTTCATCGCCAATCTAACAGGATATTGTAATTCTTTAATTTCGTCTTCTTTATTGTTGCGTTCGCCAATATTAAAGAATTTATCGTAACTTCTTGCAAGAACTTCGCCAGTAACAGAGTCAACAAATAAACCTCTAGCTTTAATAGTAATATCATTCCAGATAGAATGATGGAACACTTCTTCACTAAAGTTAAGACTTAAGATATTATTAGGCAATTTTTTAACTCTTACATGCCGGCTATTAGCAATAGCGTTTACTTCGAAGTCGTCAGTGCTATAATATTCACCTTTAAAATCTTCAAGAAGTCTTTGATTCGTCTCGATGTAATTTTTATCGTAAACTTCGTTTCGAATACCGTTATATTCTTCGCCGTCTTTACTTAACACGAAATATTTTAAGTATCCACCAAATTCGACTTGACCTTCTAACGGAATATTATGTTCAGTGCGTCTTGCACCACGATGGCCGAAAATTTGATTAATCTTAGTATCGCTTCTTTCATAACATATTTCATAGAAAGACGCTACATCACTTTCATAAGCACCATGACCATTAATATACTGTTCAGCCGCCATAAGATCGACTGGTTGAGTCATTAAACCAGCATGATTAACACAATATTTTTTATCGCCAAATTTAAAATAGAATGCCGGGATCATATCGCGATATAATATTCTTAATTTTTTAGATAATTCTTTATCGCTAGTATATTCCTTTTGCCATTCTTTTAAAGTTGTTAACTTGAAGCGCGTCATTCCATTGTCTGTTCGTTGATCGGCTTCACCAAAAGCCCAATCAGCCCAATGTGCTTCATGGTTGCCTTCTAAAAGAATAACATTCTTTTTATCTTGAATTTTAAATAAAGTATTGAGTACTTCTAAGTTTTCGATGCCACGATCGAAATAATCGCCGACAAAAATATATAAGTTTTTATCGTTATCGATACTATATTTTTCGTCGTAAATTAATTTTTCTAATACGGTGTTACAGCCATGAATATCGCCGACACAAATAACTTTATCATAAACTTCGGATAAGTCTTTATTTAAACCTTCAAAATCACTTCGGAATTCTAATGTATCTAACTTAGTAATACCAGACGGCATTTTAGTACTAACCCAGTTATTGTACATAGTCCTAATAATATGTTCAGGAACATAGTCTAAACTAGGCCGTGTTTCATTTCTTTGAAGATATACTTCTAAATCTTGACGTTCAGGCTCCCAGTAAAACAATCGATATTTATAGCGTTTAGCTAATTCTTTATATCGATTAATCTGTTTCGAATGCCATTTTTGAGAACTACAATGTGTAGCATCGATAATGGTCGGAGAACCAGTTTTCATTCGATTAACGAGCATTCTATCCAAAAGTTCAAATACCAAAGCATTGTCTTTTTGGCTAACACTGACATCGCCAGCGATACTTAATTCTGGAGCTCTTAACATTAATCGAATACTATCAGGAGATAAAGTATATGTTTCAAGGCCAGCAGCTTTAATAGCTGAGCTTTTCCCAGATCCGGGACAGCCTCGCATAATAATTAAATCTCGCATAGTTATTTAAAATCCTCTAGCTTCCAAATTTGTAAGCCTTTCTTTACGGCAAGTTCCATTTCTTTCATACATCCATTACTATGAATATAGTCACCACACATGATAATCCCATCACAGCGTTCAAGAAGATCGAGGCAAATTTTCAACCCATCTTCATAATTTAATTTGCCATCAAGAGTGCCAAAATTATGAATCGGGCTAATGAAAATAAATTGATCTTTATATTTTAAAACCAAATCTGATAAAACTTTACTAACAGCATTTAAATTGTCTTCAGGACTTCCATGAGTCAAAAATGGATGACTAATATACACTAAAGGCTTTTTTGAGTAATTAAAATTCATTTTAGAAATAGATTTTTTTAATTCACTTTTAAATCTTATTTCATCTTCCCAAATACTTTCCATTTATCCTCCATTATTTAAAAGAATTCAAAATAGATAGCATCATCATCTTCAATTTCTTCATCGTTAATAATAACGCCTTTTTCAATTCTTAATTTATGAGCAAAACATTCATTCCAATCGATAATGACAGTATTGAAATCTAAATTATATTTTTTAGATAAAGCAACAAATGCTTTTGTATCAATATCATATCGATGAGACATGATCATGCTTATATAGCAAATATCTTCTATATGATCATAGGAGACATTAACCTTGTAAACATTGTTAGGAGGGAATGCTTCACCAACATTTAAAATGTCGAGACATGATTTCTTGTTGTGAATATCTGCTTTTTGTAAAAATTCCGCAATACCAAAAGAATAATCTAATTCATAATTGTGTTTTGTTTCAGATTTTATGCTGCCATCTTTATTTTCGATAATTATATTATCGATAAAGTTTTCTTGAACGAACTTATTCATGTCTTCAAAAGATCCACGAATATTCATTTTTCCGACTGCCCAATTTGCCATATTTCACCTACTTTTTAATGGCATTAGCAATAATATTCACATAATCATTTAGATTACTTTTGAATACTTCATTAGCGGCATTAATATTATCTGGTGTAACATAGCTAGAGGCAATGATGGCAATCATCATTTCTTTAGAAGGAATAAAGATAATGCAAAGAAAACTAAAAATACTTAACACTATCAAAGGAATTTTAAATTTTTTCAAAAGATCCATTTCTTTTTTTGCATTTAAATATTCTTCTTTTTTAGACATACTTGTATAGTTAAGTTCTTTATAACCTACTTCAAGATATGAATTATATGCATCGATTGCACCTTTAGTTACAATAAAATTGAATAGCCAAAGAGCATCGAAAAATAGAATAAAGAAAAAAACAAAATGATTAAAGCCATCTAAATTAATTAATGTTTGTAACCAAAATATAGTCCAAGGATTAATAATAGGTTCCATTATTTAAACCTTTCTATTTTTTTAAATTTAAATCATTAGGATATTTACCATACGTATTATCCCAATCTTTAATCTTTTTATTTAATTCCGCGAAATAATGACAAGGATCATTATATTCTTCAAGATTAAATTCTAAATCTTTAATATTTGTAATTTCTTGGTCCCAAGAAGAGATAATATCAGATTTTAATTCATGAGCATATTGTGGTTCTACATTATAAAATACATATTCATATATTTGAATAAAATCTTTAATAAAAGATGTCGGTAATTCGATATCTAAGACATCTTCAATTTCGTCGAGAATATATTCACATTCTATGTAAATTTCACGATCGGTAATTTCGATGCCATTAATAGAACCTTTAAATTTTTGAATTATTTTTGCGTCCATTTATTCGACCTTTCCATCTACGACAGAATAACCATATTCATTATAATAATGTTCAACATAAACAGATTTATCAGGATGAACAGTTACGACATATAAATAAGTAACATCGCTACTATAGTTAAAAACAAAGATACGATTATTAAAATCTTTTTCGTTATAAGCAATTTCTTCTAAACAATCTTCATTAAAATTTTTAAGATCTTTTTTTATAGCTTCTATTGCTAATTTTTTGTAATGATCGTGTATAAACATAGTTAATCCGCAAATTTACAAATGCTTTCATCATTTGCATAATCCGTAATCCAAATTTGATATGTTTCTCCATTAATTAAATGACGAATATATTTTTCGATAGAACAAGCTTCTAAGAAGCCTTTTTTAGATTTCCAGATGATATTTCGAATATCTTTTGTTTTAGTATCAATAACTTCAATTCTAAATTCTAAAAAATCGTTTTCATATAAATACGAAACAGCTAATTTAATATCTTTTTCTATAAAAATTAAACAATCGTCTAATATGTCTTGTTTTAATGTATATGACTTTATGAAATTTTCATAAGGAGCATATAAGTTGATTGAATACATAACAATCTCCTTTATTTAAATTAAAAGCCTCCCAATTAAGGGAGGCTATATTATTAATTATTTCTTTTCTAGCATAGCACGAATTTCATTTAATTCTTCTTGCATGCGAATATTATTATTTTCTAACTGACGGATTTGTTCTTCTAATTCATGACGAGTTACTTGTTTTTGACCGCCAGTTTTAAAACTTACACCTAAATTGTATGCTGTTTTACCATCTAATGTAATACCACCATGAATCATAGTGTTTTCATTAGGTTGGTATGCAGCGCCTACGGCAACTGCATTAGCATTACGGTAATGGCCTACGCTAGCCGCGAAGGACCATTTATCTTTAGGATTGTAATCTAAGAATTTAAGACCAGCCAATGCGGATGCTTTAGCTACGCCTTTATTTACTTGTAAATCTGTATAATGATTAGCACGTTCTAATGCATTACGACCAACATCATTAATCTTATTATCTAAAACTTTAATATCAGATGCATTTTTAGCAATATCTTTAGTGTTTTTATCGATAAATTTAGAATTATCGCTAATAGCACCTTTGATATCTTTATTTTCACTTTCTAAAGTAGTAATGCGACCTTCATGATTAAGTGTTGTATGTTCAAGTACACGAATATCAGCAGTATTTGTAGCTACTTTTTGGTCCAATGTGTTAATTGCATTTGTATTACCATTGATTCGGTTAGTATTGTTAGTGATTGCAGTAGTATTGCCAGCAATATTTTTAGTGTTATTTGCAATAGCTCGTTCATGATCACTAACCACATCTCCTAGCATATTTAAGCCAATAGTAATATCTTTGATATTTTCTTTATTTTTAGCAATTGCTTGTGCATTTTTATCAATGTTTGTAGCGTTCTTTTGAATTGCAGTTTTATTATTAGCAATATTAGTAGCATTTGTTTCTACTTCGTCAACTACTGCAAACAACTGACTGCCATTGATAGCATCTAGACTATCAGCTTCGACACGACCAGCACTCACATTTTGAAGTTGGCGGTTATAGTATTTAACACCACCAGCACCAGCACGGTCACGAGAACCAAAAGATACAACACTAGTAGGTTGTTCGCCAGCAAATACATGGCGAGTACCATTGATTGTGATACCATCAACACCAACGGCGCTATCTGTAACGCTGTTAGTACCGATTGCTACCGAATTCGCTTGGTCAGCAATCGCGTTGTTACCAAATGCAATAGCATCTTGTGCAATTGCTTTACCGTGAGTACCTACAACAATAGCACCTTGTTTTCCAGTTTGAGAATTAGAACCAAAAATTAATTGTTCAGGATCAGTGCCTACAACTTTGTTATTATAACCAACAACAGCACTTTGATGAGCTTCAACAGTGCCATTACTAGTACCTACTACTGTAGTATCATTACCTTTTACAGTTGTATCACGACCAATAACTACAGATGAAACCCCTGTAGCTGATACGTTCGTACCAATGTTTACAGTTTTAACGCCATCTGCATGAATACCAGTACCAATAGCTACTGAAGATTCACCATTAGAAGTTATTCCATTACCAATAGCAATAGTGTCTTTAACTTTAGTTTCAACTCCATTACCGATACCAACAGTATTAAAGTCAGTAGCAACTCCATTGCCAATAGCGACACTATTCTTTTTGTTAGTAACAACCTTAGAACCAATGCCTACGCTATTGTTGCTATTAGTAGTAACTGTTGAACCGATACCCACACTATTTTCACGTTCAGTAGTAATATTGTTGCCAATAGCTACATTATTATTAGATTTGGATTGAATATATGAACCAAAAGCAATAGAATCTTTACTATCCGCTGTAGTACTAAGACCAATAGCAAGTGCGTTAGCACCATTAGCATATGCCCCATTACCGATAGCTACAGTATTATCTGCAGCAGTGCGAGCTTGAGAACCAATAGCAAATGTATTATCTTTCAATGCTTGAGCAGAAGAGCCAATAGCTAAGCTACTATAGCCTTTTGCTTCGGAATTTTCGCCACCAGCGAAGCTGTTTGCACCAGTTGCTTTATTCTTATGGCCATATGCAATACTATTGGCACCAGATACTTCATTTTCAAAACCAACAGTAAATGCAGATGTTGCTGTTACTTTATTGTCTTTACCGAAGGCTTCAGAACCAAAATCACCAGTCACGGTATTATTAACACCAGCTGCAAATGCAGAACTAGAAATAGTAGCCATAGCTGCTAATAATACCATCATTTTTTTGTTTGTTGTTTTCATTTGTTTAATTCCTTTTTATTATTTAATAAAATATACAAATCATCTTTATCTTTTTCTGTCGGTAGTTTATTTATCAATACATCTATTTCATGTTGAATAGCAGATTGTTCCGATAAATAAATACTGTCAGTTCTTATTAATTGGCCAGGGCGAATGCCTTTACCATAACAAGCAATTTCTAATCCTTTTTCTTCAATACGATTAGGATAAAATTCTGCGTCACCAAAGCCTAACAAAGTTGTTTTCCATGTGTAGCTAGAATTATCAAATATTAATTTATCGACAATATTTTTATAGCTATATTTTTCTTTATTATATTCAAACATAATAGTTACGATACTTCAGACATATTCATAATATCTGTAGATAATAAATTAAGAATATTATTTACACATTCTAGTTCATAAAATGTTTCAATATTAAAAGCAATTTCAACTTCATCATTTTCTAAATCTTTATTAACTAAAGTTAAAATAGCGTTTTTTGCGAAAACATTAATTTCGTCTTCTTTTCTAACAAAGAAAGTTAATTGATTATTGCCTTTAAATAAATATTTTATGTTAAGTAATCCAACAAAATGATGCTTGTTACCAATAACATATCCATGGCTTTTATTCCCTTGAATATCATCTCTAAGCCATTCTTGTAATACAGTCATGGCATGAGCATAATTATAAATTGCTTTAATAACCATTGTGCCTCTTTTATTTAAAACTTATAATAATAAACTACTCTTGTAATGTTCTTTAGAAAAGTATTCTTTATATTGATATAATAATCCAACAATATTATCATCATAAGTATTAGAACTAATAACGATTACATTGCCATATGTTCTTACGAATAAATTAATTTCTTTATCTTGCTTTTGATCTTTAAATGTATATATGATCGCAAATAAACCTACATTTTCTTGATCAGAATAAGAATAAATATAATCTTTATCAAACAATACTAGATCAGATTTTTTATCGCTATTTGTTAAATTAAAAAACTCTTTAGATAAATTTTCATCTTTAAATGCTAATATTGTTTGGCAATTTTCTAATTTTTTCAACAATTCATTTAACATTTATTTAACCTATTATTTCTTTTACTTTATTATCGATATCGCTAAAAACAATTTCGAAATCTTTATCTGATATCCATGAATATAAGATTCTATTCTTTCTGAATTCTTCTAACTGAAAGTCTTCAACATAATATGTTCCAGTAATATTTGCTTTTTTAAAGACTTCTATCATAATCTCAAAAACTTTTGTTAGCTTATCATCATCAGTATTTTCAAGAACATCAACGAGATTAGGTGCGTACTTTTCAATCAATGACCATGTAATACCATCATTTTCTTGAATATATTCAAATAACATTTCTAAACCATATCGTGTTCTAAAATCGAAATAATCAAAACCATCTTCATGATTATTGATATTTTCAGCTGTATACTCTAATACAGTTTCTTCGCTATTGATAATCGTCGATACTGTTTTGATCTCGTTGTTTACTTCTTCGATGCCTGTGATTTCGATTTGTCCTTTAAAATCGGCTAGATATTCACAGCCAGATTCGAAATCACGACCCTCGACAATGGCGCCAAAACCGACATAATCATTAATGTTATCGAAAGTAATCGGCATTTTAGCACTAGCATCTTCGATATCTTTTTGACTAAAGCTTAATATCCATTTAAAACTATTTTCATATGACCATCTACCAATCGAAGTAAAGCTTAAAGGTTCTGAATGAACATAATCAAAATCTTCATCGATTTCAATATCGCTAGAGCCTAAATCAGTATTACCGTAATATCCAGGATATGCCTCACAGAATTCTTCAATAATTTTTTTAAACTTTTCTCGATTTTCAGGAGTATCTTCTAGACCTTTATGATAAAAAGTAATATCGCCATAAAAGCTCGACTCATTTGCCATTAAAATCCCCCTATTAAAAAATAAGCGGCATCCTTAATAGAATACCGCTAATTAATTAATTACGCATTAACTGCGTCTTTAGCAGTTTTAGATGCTTTAAATTTAAATGTTTTAGTTGCTGCAATGTGAATTTTTTCACCGGTTGCAGGATTATGGCCTTCACGAGCCGCGCGTTCACCGCGTTCGAAAGAACCAAAACCAGAGATAGCTACTTTTTCACCTTTTGCTACTTCGTTAACGATCGTAGTAAATACTTCAGACACAATAGCTTCTGCAGCTACTTTAGTAGCTACTAATTCTTTTTCGACAAGTACTGCTGCAATTTCTTTTTTGGTCATGTGGATTTCCTCCATTAAAAACAAAAATAGTATACATTTAATATACATTAAAAATTGGTCATTGTCAATTTTTTATTATGTTTCTTAACAAAATTCTTTAATCGAAGATTTTCTTGATTGAGATCTTTTGCTAACGAAATTAAAGTGTCGACCTTAGATTGAATATCTTCGTTATTTTTAATGTATTTATTAACAAGCTCGGAAAGACTGGCAATTTCTTTTTTGAGTCTTTCATTTTCTAATTGATACATATTAAGTTCTGCTTTAATATTATTTTTTTTAGAGCCAGACTTAATAATTTGTTGTAAATTATAAGAAATTGCTTGTCTCGATACTCCGTATTGATTAGCAATATATTCTAAAGTATGTCCTTCCAAATAGAGTTCTGCTCTTTTTTTTCGAACAGGATCTAAAGAATTTAAATCGACATATTTCATTCTGTCTTTTCTTTCTTTAAGTTCTTGTTTTGAGCAAATATCTTGTTCTGATAATTTTTGTTTGCATTTTAAACAAACATTGCCTTTACTATTAGGTCCAAGCAAAGTCCCACAATCTTTACAATGCCTAGATTCTTTTTTGTATTTTACAATAAGATTATCTAAATCAGTATTCTTATTATTTCCATCTTTAAAACTGATAGAATAGATAGGTCTTCCTTCGGCTAAAAAAGCTTTAGCTTTTAAATGAGAGACAGCAAAACGCTTATTATCTGAGTTTCTCATTACGATATAACCTCGTCTTTGGTCATATGTTCCTTTATTAACAGTATAACCAAAATGACGAGTAAATTGTACTATCTTGTTTCGATATACATAAAAACCATCGACAATAATACAATTCTCGTTTCTAAGATCATCACTAACTTGTAATGGCGTTAATCTGAACATTGCTTCACCTCATTAAAATATTTTGTAGAAGTAATACCTTTTAAATAAATACTAGTACTTGCGCGAATAGCTTTATCAAGATTAATAATTCTATTATAATCTAGATCTGTTAGAAAATCTAATGATATTTTAATATATTTAATTTTATTATCTGAAATAGCTTCATAGTAAAATGAGACTTCTTTTCCGACTGTTTTGTTAACAATTGATACGTTATTTAACTTTTCCATTAGACTTCTTTTCCATATTTAACATATTATTATAGTCGAACTCATCATAAGCATCTGTTGCTATGCCAAGAATTATATCTAATTTATTTCGAATATGGAAATAGGCAGGATCATGAATCTTAGCATAATAGTCTTTTTTATGCTCTTCATCTAGCCAATCTAGCATATTAGCAGCAATATCTCCGATAATTTCTAAATATTTTTCTTTAGTCAGCATTATCTTAATCTCCCTCGATATTTAAATTTAATAGGGACAAGACCATATTTCATGAATGGACGAATATTCCCTTGTAATCTTAAAGCTTTTTGTCGACTTCTAATACGACCAAAACTATAATCGCTAATCTCTAAATAACGAGAGGCTTTAAAATATGGAGATGGCCACGTCCAAGATTCCCATAAGAATTTTTCTATTTCATATTTATTGTCTAAAGTTTTAAATACTTCTAAAAAGTCATTATAAAGCTTTTCTTTTTGTAAAACTTCACATTCGACTGGTTCACCATTTGGATATGTATAAGCGCCATCAATATCTTCTAAGCTACTAGCATTTGTTCCATATTCAGCTCCGATTATAATAATATATTCATCATTAGTTTCTTTATCAATAATGATATATTTACACAATCGTCCATCGTAATTTTTAATACCAGGAGTTTCTGTTGTCATAATAAGATGAATATCTTCATTATCATATTCAATAGTGTATTCTTTTTTATCTCGATATTTTAACCATATGATTCCACAGTCTCGGTTAATCAAATTATCTAAACGATTAGGTATCAGTTTTTTATTTTGATGATCGACCAAAGTTAAAAAACAACAATCATCTTTTAAAACAGATAAAATAAAGTTTTTTCCGTAAACTGCTCCATGTCCATCGATAAGTCTAGCATCTTTATCTAAAGCTTCTACAGAATATTCTTTTTCTTTTAAAGAATCAAGATATTTTTTAGCTTTATCATACTGATCTCTTGGTAATAATAGTTCATCATTTTTCCAAATGTAGCAGCCATAATCTATAAATGCCATTATTTAACCTCCTTTCTAATATCCTAATAATGTAATTGTTATTTTTGTCATTAATGCAATTAAAAATATAATAGCTATAATAATGCAAAAACCAAATGATACTATCGATATACAAAGAGAAATATGTCTTAAATATTTAAATACTTTTTCTTCAGATCTATATGTTAAAGTGTAAAAAAGAGAAAAGATAGTACCGATTAGAATAATAGATAAAAAACAAAAAACAAACGTTTCAGCATTATTCATTTAAAAATCCTTTCTTTAATTCTCTGTATTTTCTTCGCCAGCTTAAATTATGAGTTCTTTCTCGCGTAACACAATGAGCTAATTCATGAATAAAAGTATCTTCGATTTCGCCAGCATCGAAATTAATATTAATAATAGCTGGACCATTCTCGAAAAAAATAGATTCTCCATATACAGAATCTTTTTTAGTCTCTCTGATCATAATCTCAAGATCACAGCTATTTTTATACTTATCGGCTAGATATTCGAATTCTTTTATTCGCTTCTTTCTTAATTTGTGATCGTAAAAAATTTCCATTATATATTTTTCCAATAAAAAAGACGACCCACAGGGGGTCGTCTTAATCGTAACCTACTAATTTGTTGATACTATTTTTTAATTTCGCTGGGAATTTATCTAAAATTAACTGACTGTATTTATAGGCTTTATACTCCCAGAAAATATCATGCCATTCTCTGTATGGTACCTTAGTAAGTAAACTTAATTTAGTTAACATACAAAATGGCATATCTTTTTTGCCGTTACAAATTCTTTTTAATTCGAACGGACTTACGTTTAATAGCTTAGAAAAATCTTTTATATTATATCCACATGATTTTATATATTCGTTTAGAACAAGACCAGGATTTATAATATCACACATTATCTTTGATAAGCTGTCCACATGACAGTGCCACCATCGATGTGAGCAGGGTTCATATCTTTAGTATGCACAATACCTTCGACACGTTTATATTGAACACCATAGTTCACATAAGCTTTATTATCGAGATATGTTGCACCGACTTTAATTTTTAAGTTCTTTTCATGATTGATCTTGTAAACGTCGACAGATTTTTCTTCTTCTATAATTTTAGTTTCATCAGATTTTTCTTGAATTTTATTTTGAGTATCTTGAGAAATATAATCTGAACGTCCGCCACGAGCAACATGTTGAACTTCTCTTACGACAGTTACTGGCTGTTCTCCTTGAATATATTGAGTACGAACAATTTCTTGCACGACAGGAGTGCTACGTTGTGAAATAAGATCTCTTCGTTCGTTCTCAAACTTTAATTTGGCGCCGCCTGTCAGCTTTGCCTGATCTTCTAAGCTATATGTTGTAACATGGTATTTATCGTCATAATATTTTTCTTGTAATTGATCGTATTTCTGTTTAAGGCTTACTCCCCATGTAAGGATAGCAACAAAAACGGCTATCGCCGCCAAACACGCAAATACAAGTTTTTTATGCTCTTTAATCCATGTTACAAAAGAAGCAAAAGTAAACATAATTCTAATCCTTATTTAAATAAAACATAAACTTTTGTTAGGCATTATTTATATTACCAAGGAATTAGAATACGTCGTTTAACTCATTTACTTTTTCGACTTTAGGAGTTTCACTGTTATAAGATTTAAATACTTTATATTCAGACGGAATTTCTTTAACGAAGCGGCTTGGTTGCATACGTTTAGGTACGCCACCAATTACGCAATAATTAAAATAGCTAATCATCAACATTTCTTTAGCACGAGTCATAGCTACATACCATAAACGACGTTCTTCTTCGATACCGTGTGGTTCATCGTAAGAGAACATATGCGGGAATAGACTTTCATTGCCGCCGATAATGAATACAGCTTCGAATTCTAAACCTTTAGAAGCATGAATAGTCATCATACTTACTGCATTTTTTTCTTCGTCGATTTCGACATCCAAGCTTGTCGACATAGTAGCCTCAAGAACTTCTGGAATTGTTTCGAAAGCGTCGGCTACACGAATTAATTCGCGAACATTAACCATACGTTCCATAGTGTTACCATATACTGGTTGAACATGAGACTCTTGATAATCGAATAATTCTAAGTATTTACGAATAATAAGGCCCGGCAATACATTTTCTTCGGAATAAGCTTTAAGTTCATTCCATTTAAATAAAAATGTTTTTACGCCAGTATATGCTTTGCCTTTAATATCGTTAAGATTAGAATTGGCTTTATTTAACACATTATTAGATTCCCCAACCATTAATTTATTAAAAGTAGCTTCACCAATACCAGCTTTAGGAATATTAATAATACGTTCTAATGCTTCCTCGTCACATTCATTTAATAATAATCTTAATACACACAATAAATCTTTAACTTCTTTACGAGTACAGAATTGCACACCAGAAATCAAATCGTAAGGGATAGCATTACGCAAGAAAGCTTTTTCCACAAGATCGAATTGTTTCTTAGTACGAGCTAAGATAGAAATATCTTTATACTCGAAACCATTACGTAATAAAGATTTAATACCGCGAACGATATAATTAGCTTCATCTTTATCGGATTTAACTTCTTTAATAAATACAGGAGCACCTTTCTCTTGCTCAGAGAAAGCTTTTTTATCGATAATTTTAGGATTATTATCGACAACGGCATTACTAGCTTCTACGATAGTAGACGTAGAACGATAGTTTTGTTCTAATACATATTGTTCAAAGCCGTCTTTAATAAGAGATTCGCAAATAAAATCAATGTCGGCACCACGAAATGCATAAATACTTTGATTATTATCCATTACAGCGCATAAATTACCATTGCCACGAATAATCCAATTTATATAATCCCAATCTTTACGGGAACTATCTTGAAATTCATCAGCTATAACATATGTATATTTATTCCAAACATATTCCTGAACTTCGCTATACTTACTGATTAATTCTAAACCATAATTTGCTAAATCACCGAAGTCCATCATGTTATCATTACGAAGTTTTTGTTGGTATTTTTCGTAAACTAGGAATACAGTGAAATGATCGTTTTGAATCGTTTTGTCGTTGCGAGCAACGTCGACTGTAATACCGTGAGTTTTCCAATCCGGAATTTGAGTTTTTGCGATATCGTATAACTTAGAATTTTTACCGCAAAAATCTTTAATGATTTTTTCTGTATCTTCGCTATCTGCGATAGTAAAATTTTTGTCGTATCCAACAAGATGAGCAAAACGACGAAGCAACATAGAACTGAAAGCATGATATGTACAAATTGTAACGGCCTTTGCTTGCGGGCCAATTTTAGCAATCATACGTTCTTTCATCTCCATAGCTGCTTTACGAGTAAAAGTAAACATGAGAATAGAACCAGGATTAATACCTTGTTCAATCATATATGCTGTGCGAGTAACGATAGTACTAGTTTTCCCGCTACCAGCGCCAGCATTAACAATAAACTTACCTTCAAATTTTTTCGCGACAGGTAATTGTTGTTCGTTTAAATTTTTTAATAATTCTGACATAGTATAATCCTCTCTAAATATTTTAATTACTTAGGTATATATCTTATTTATAATTATAGGCTATATGCCTAAATAATTAAAGCCGATAGAAATTAATCTATCGGCTATTATAATTTATTAAATATTATTGATGAATTCAGGCACACCATCATAAAATTCTTTTTTCTTAGAATCTTCTTCAGTTTTACCATTTAACATAATTTTTTGAATTTCTTCTTGACAAGCTTGACCTACGAAACCTTGAGTTTCATATTCAACAGTGCCGTCAGCTTTAATTGTAACTTCGATTTTTTTCATTTGAAAACCTCCTAAAGATAAGAATAGCGGGGAACGAGTCCCCGCATATCATTATTTAAATTATTATGCCAAGCATTCCAATTTAATTTCTTGGTTACTTTGAGCAATGATATTAACCATATAACCAGCAGAACGAGCTGCTTTAACTACTTTATAAGAGTTATAGATCATACCAAGTTTTTCACTGAATTGTTTAATATTAGTGCCAGAACCATAGAAATCACCACGAACTTCGACAGAGAAGTCTTCGTTGAATACGAGACCTACATGAGCTTTGTGATTGCGATCATGGAAAGATACAGTAGCATTAACTTCGCGTTGGTCACGAGGAATAACGATCATACCAGATGCATCGAGTGTTTTACCGTCAAAATCGATATCGAAGTCTTTGTTGAATTCTTTGTCCATCATTGCATCCATGAAGTCTTTACGGGAAACATCTTTAAGAGTTTCTACTTTTTGTTTTAAATATTGAGACATAGCTATGTCCTCCTTATAAAAAATATAGATCTATATGCAAACGGCGATATGCCGTAATTGCTTAACTATTCTTACGAACAAATTCGAATTCTTTCGGAAAATATTTCTTAATGAATTCTTTTTTAACAGTATTTCTAATGTTTTCGCTGTCACTACTATTATAGTGCGGATTGCCAGGAGTGTCAAGAAATATGTTATTTACACTAGATAATAGATCGACTAAAGTACTATATACAGGAACTGTTTGTTCAGTTAAAACTTTAAAATCTGAAATATTTTGAAGACAAATGTTAACGTCTCGAATTAAGATATCGAGCTCTTTTTTCATTTGTTCTTCCGCTTTTTTATCTAACTTTTCAAACAGTAATTCTGCTTTCTTGCGATTACTTAATTGTCGATTACTATTAGGATCAAAAGTAACGATTGCCAAGTTAAAAATCCTTTCTATTCAGTTAAATAATTAGATTTGCTAGACTTTTTTACTGGCTCGAGTAAACTCGCTTTCTTTTCACTTGCATATACTGCAAATTTACGAGCATGTTCTTCCAAGGCTGCAATAGAATCAGAAGAACTTTTAACGACAGGAACAATTGTCATTACTGCTTCTTCGATAAGACCTTGAGTAACTTCTTTACGGTCGTTAACGAATAATACACGTTGAAGATTAATGACAGTTTGTTCGATTTCGGCACCAGTAAAACGATCGATAGCATTAACGAGATATTCTAAATCTGCTTTAGATTTGAATTTCAAGCCATACTTTTTAATATAAATAGATAGGATTTCTTGAGCTTCTTCGCTATTTGGAACGCTAAAGTACCATTGAGTATCGATACGACCAGCACGCATTAGTTCTGGTGGTAACTTGGTGATATCATTACTAGTAAATACGGTAAAACTGTTTTCATTTTCATGTAAGAACGTCAACATACGACTCATTACACGAGCAAGAGTTCCGGCGTCACTTTGGTGACTTGATGCATACAAATGTTATTATCCTGTATATTTTTACATACAGCTCTGGAGATTTCTCTCATTTTCATCGATTAGTCTATTCTAATCCAGTTTAGCGTAACTTTTCACCTTATTAAAAGATTCATAGGGTTGGGGCCTCTTGGTAGGATTATATCTTTTCACCTACTACGCGTTGCGGCTGGCTTAACTTTACTAAGCCTTCACCTCTGATTAGCATATTGTATATTAATACAATTTAGCCTTCCAGATTTTTTCCCCAAAGCTAGTCATCATCTTCTGAACCTGTTGATGACGACGCGGCTATGCTCAACCGCCAAAGACTTTTTCAGCCTCGTCGACCAAAATAACGCATTGCTTAAGTTCTCTTACTTGATTTAGTGCTCGTTCCATATTGCCTTCAGAGGCACCGACTAAACCTTGCATAATTTTACTTAAATTAATATTTACTAACGGTACTTTTAATGTAGCCGCAATAATACTTGCTGCTACAGTTTTAGAACAGCCAGGAACACCGAAAGCAATAAAGCCTTTAGGTTTCTTAATGCCGAGTTGTTTAGCTTCATCTGTATAGAATTTAGGTAAAGTGGAAACATATTTTTTGAAAGCATGATAGCCACCCATATCGTTCAAAGACATTGTAGGGTGAGAAATTTCTAACATGCTACCGTCGAAGTCTTCAGTTTTAAACTTATGAATATCGGCTACGCTTATATTACCAGATTTTGAACAGTACTCTAAACATTGAAGCATTTGAATATATGTTAAACCTAGGAGTGCTTCGACACATTGTAATTTTTCGTCGCCAGTGCGATATTTATTTAAATAAAGCTCGATTTCTTTAGCTGTCAAAGCATCTAAAGAAATTTTATAAGCATATTCAGCAAGCTCTTCTGGAGGAGCAAATGTTGCGACTACAAACACTGGTGCACCAGTACCCTTAAAGGCCATAACATCTAAAAGAATTTTAGAATACATTGGGTTCTTTAATGGCATAGGCTCTACAAATAAATGAGGGCTTTTCTTCTTTTCTTCGTTACCGATTTCAAGAAGAACGTTTTCATATTTATTAAGATCAGGGTTCACTTCATTCTTAATATCTTTAAGATAGTTGAAGGAACACTGTTTATTATTCGAATCTAAATTTTTAAGTTCTACAGAACCATATAAATAACGTTGAGCGCTAATATACACTTTTTTAATTTCTGAATTAGTAAATGCGGCTCCTAAAGAAAAATCTTCAAGATTTTGACCGGCATCATTTAAAGAATTTAAAACGTAAGAAACGCCACGTTCTAGTTCTAATGTTTGGATCCAAATGAGTGGACTATAACCACTTTTCATACCAGATTTAGATAATTTATTGAATTGCATGCTTTTCCTTGTCTCCTTTTAGTCTGTTAAACTTCTTTGTTCATCTTCAGGCAATGCTGAATTAATTCTTTCGATAAAATCCATTACAGCAGAAGCCGTTAATGAAACTTTTAATTTAGTTTCTCTTGTAATGGAGTCTTTAGGCCAAGCTTCCATTTCTTTATACATTGTCGTAAATTCTTGGTCGCATTTGCTCCAAACTTGGTCCATTAAATTACGAGCCAATAAAGAATCGACCATTACTTTAAATTCGTCCATTTTTTCTAAGGACGTTTTCTTAACGATTGCTTGTTTAAGCAAAGATTCAATTTCTTCGTCCCAATCAAAATGGTGCTCGAAATCGATATTTTCTTCGTTAACAACACCAGTAGCTTTAAAAACAGCATCGTCTTTATTAACAGTCAACACCGAAGAAAGTTTAAATGCTTTTTCTTCCTGCTCGTAATTAAATTTATTATTAAAATAAGTATCCTTAATGATTACTTCCATGGAATCCAACGCCCCCGTCTTTTTTAATATACATGTCTTCATATTGATTAATATTATTATAAGCTACAATAGTCTTATTATCTAAACTATATTTACTGAGATCAACAACTTTCTGATTGTTGCTACCGATAAAACTACGCATAACGTTCGTATGAGTATCGTCGTAAATACGTTGATGTTCATCGTATTGCCCATCGACAAGTACATCGATCGTATCAAATAATTGTTCATATCTCTCTTTGTCGTCACGTAACATATCTTCATATGTATGCCAACTAATTACGAGAATATGGTAATTATATTTTTTAAGTAATTTACATAGCTCGATTAAACCGTCCAATTGATCGGTCGGTTCTCCTCCGACTATCGTAACGCTTTTAACACTACACATTTCTTCTAATCGATCTACGATAGATTGAATAGACACATGAGAGCCTTGTTCTCGTTGCCATAATTCATAATTAAAACAGCCTCGGCATGGATCTCCTTCCTCAGCTTTTTTACACCCAGCGAAATATAATTCACTTCTAAGATTACCTTGTAAACTTGGACCGGCAGTCTTAATGTTTATTCGGTAATCATATAGATTAATATCCATACTTCCTCCAAAAACAAAAAAGCCAGACCCTTATCGGATCTGACTTTTATAAACATCGTGCTTACAATTTAAGCAACGGAAAATATCTTTATCTTTAAGCTGTAAATATTCTTTTTGTCGAGCATTATATCGAAACTCAAATGTTTCGACTTTCTCGAAAGTTCGTCCTCCACATCGAGGACATTTGAAATACAGCTTATCTTCAGGATCAGTTATTAGCATATTATTCACCTAAATAATCTAAGAATAGACCTGCATATTTTGTCGTTAATACGTCGTTTGGTTCAATACCTTTAACTTGCGTAAATTCAGTTAATTTTTCGTTAAATGCTTTACCTAATTTATTTTTAAGGGTAACAATTTTCTTCATGTTAACGAAATTCTTGATCATTTCGACATCTTCTGGTTTAAGAACGTCGATATCCAAGTTTGCGGCACACCCTTTAAGAGCGCTACTTACTGCCGATTTGTATCCACTTGCATAGTCGAAACGACCTTTTTTATCTGATTTGCGCGGACAGTTAGAGCCAATATCTTCTTTTACGATAACGATTGGTTCACCATTTTTATCGTAAGTATTAATAGTCAAACGACCTTGAACGTAAAAATATTGATCGTGAATATTTTCCTTGCCTTGAACTTTTTCTTTATCGTAAGCTTCGTAAACTTCAGTCCAGCTTTTAATAATCTCGAAAGACCATTGGCCGTCAAATAACTGGTTAAGCAATACGGTAACATCACCGATACTTAAATATTTGGCACCTTGGTTTAAATATTGATTAGATTTAAAAAAGTCTGAGCTAACATTTTCACTTCTGAAAATATCTTTAAGAGTAATCATAATAAAATCCTTTCTGTTAAGATACTAATTTCATATATAGATATTATAACAGAAAGGATAGATTTTGTCTACTTATTTAATACTTTAAGTGCAGAACTTACGGTAATTAATAATTCTTTTTTGAATTGAATTTGTTTAAGAATGCCGTCAAGGAAATTATAACGACCACGAGTTTCAGCAATTAACTGGAATAAATCGACAGTATTTTTACCGATTTTATATTTTTGAGCAGCCGTAACGCCAGATGCTTTACGTTCTGTTTCGTTAGAGCCTTTAGCATTAGTTGCTTTAATAACGGTAAGAACGCCGTCTTCTTTATTCGTTAAATTATCTAACGCTGTTTTTGTTTCCATGAATTTATCATGGATATAGCTATGTAAGCTATCTAGTTCAGATGATACTAACAACACAACATTCGGAGGAATGTTAGATTTAATTTTAATACCGTCAATACGAGTTAAGATTTCAGTCTTAAGATCTTCCCAATCCGGATCAGCAATCGGATTAGCAAAGAAATCGATGACGTTATTAAAAGAATCCCCTTTAGATTTTGATTTATCTGTTTTTTCACAAGATACAGTTTCCTTTTCGACTTCATCGACAACAAGTTCTTCTTTAGCATCAGAAATAGTTTCCTCAACTACTGGAGCAGAAGTTTCTTCGACTACAGGAGCAACTTCTTCAGTAGTTTCTTCTGCCAAAAGATCAAGAGAATCTTCTTTCATATCCGCTGTATCGTCAGCGAGAAGATCGATAGGTTCTTCTTCTGATGCTAGAACCTGATCGTCGTTTTCATTAACGACAATGTCTTCCATATCGTCGAAAATGTTAAAACCTTTTTCACTCATTACTTTTCCCCTTTAATTAATTCAGGATGATGCTCCTTGATGTCATCAATTAAAGCATCGATATCTTTTAATAATTCAGCTTGTACAGCGTTTTTATTTTCTCCGTCGAAAGTAGCTAAATAATTTAAGCTATATAACGGGAAAAAATCGTTGCCAAGTAAATTAAATTTTTTACCATGCTCTTCTAAAATAGAAGGGCCATCTTTAAACATTTTTAATGAAATATTGCCGAAAAGTACAATCATTTTTGGCTTCATATTATCGATTAAAGCGTTTAGATATTGTTTAGCGACAGCTTGTTCAGAAGTATTAGGTGGGCGAACTTTAATATCTTCGCCCACTTTTACTTCTGGACAATACGGAATACAATCAATCCAAATACTAGATTCTAATTTTAAATTCTTAGATTGAAGATATTTTAAAATGTTATAGTATTTGGAATCCTTCCCGAGAACTACAGATTCGCTTGCCATTGGATCTTTGACAAAGAGAATATCACAGGCGAATTCTTTATTTAAATTAATAGGTGTTGTCCTACGTTTAATAGTTTCAGGAATAGGATATTGATTGTAAGCCTCTAAGAATTCACTATATAATTCTTTCGCGCTATCGTTTCTATATTGTTTCAGTAGGCTCATTTAACTTTTCCTTTAAAAGAGCAATCTCGGCTCTCAGTAAATTATTTTCAGCTATTGCCTTATCTTTTTCTAATGTAGCAAGCTTAATCAGATGATCGGCTCCTTGAGCCTTTCTTCTATCTTCGATCATAGTCTTAACCATCGACATAATAATCTCTTGATCGACTACGACAAATACATCGTCATCTGTTTCATGGAAACAAAACTTTAGATAATAAAATTCTTTATCTTGAGATTCTCGTTTTAATTTATCTAACCATTCTTTATGAATCGTGAATGTTTTCTTTCCACGAGCTTTGTCGGCTACTTTAGTTTTTAATTCCTCACTAACACTAATAATACCTTTAATTTCTTGATCGCCTTTAATCTTGCCGGCTCCACTATTAGGGGTCATACGATTAACGACGTCGTGAATTAATGCTTCATTAGCATTGTGATTTTTCATTTCAAAAACAGAGCCCATCCTTTTATCAGGACGGGCTTTGAATTTTACTTGTTTTCTTTTATTTTTTGCGAGTTCATTATCGTGCTTAATACACTCGGTACATTTGTTACCGGTAATACTGAGACACGAATACCATTCGTCGCCAAACAAACAAGACATAATTAACTTTCTTCTAGTTCTTCTAGCTTAGCTTCAGAGTCGCGAATTTCTTCGACTTCTTTTTCGCTAAGATCTTCGAATGTACCAGAAACCATATTAAGCAACTTTTTAAACTTATCTGGATTTGCGATCATATCTTCACGGAACGCCATTTTACCATTCCATTTATCTAACACTTCTCCAGTTTCAGAATCAATTTGCTGCATCCAAGCACCAGCTTTATGAATAATACCCATATCGACTAATTCATCGAGCGTACTTAGAATTTGTTCAATACCTTGACCAAAAATAGCAAAGTAGCTAAATTTACGATACGGGAATTCGCCTGGAATAGCGTGATTTTTAGTAACCTTGCAGTTAATCTTAATACCGTCTTCTTTACCGATAGGATCGGTATCGAGAACACTGCCTTTACGCATTTCGACAATCATGATACTGCCGGTTCTAATTGCTAGACCGCCAGCAAGTACTAAATTGTCGCCATACATACTAAAACCACCGATATTCGTAGTCAAGTGTTGGATAAGAATCATAGCCGTATGATATTTACTAATTAGCGAAACGAACTTTGCTATAATTCTACTATTCATACGGGCTTGTGATGCTACAGACACATCTTTAAGACTCTTATTTGCTTCAGATTCAGGTACCAAAGCTTTTAGAGTATTAATACAGAACAAGTCTATAGCACCTGTCTGAATTAATGCTTCAGCTTGATCAATACAATCTTCAGCCGTATGATCTCGATCATATTGAATGAAATAAAATCGTTCAGGATCGATACCGAACTGATTAACCATATAATCTAAGCTTAAAGATGCTTCGCTTTCAATCCATAAGGCAAAATGCCCTTCTGGATTTTCTCGATGCATTTTACCAATGGTTTCGAGAACTAAACTGGTTTTCCTTTATACCCTCGGTTTCCCGATATTTATTAGGGGAGTAGACTATATCATCATCTTAATTAAGATGTTCTGCGCTTCCGTTACAGATGTAACGTACTCCTTTCGGATAGTCGTTGGGGCGCCATTAGGCTGCCTGCTGATTACCTCGATGGGCTTCCCAGCATATCACAGAATTTGCTTATAATTATCACTAATTATAGGGGCAAAATTACTTACCCGAGTCTGCAACACCAGCAATAGTCGTAATTTTCCCGATCGGGAAACCGCCACCAGTCGCTGCATTAAAGTTAACAGATGGTGTCGGAATAAACCGAATATTAAGTTGTTCCTGAACTTTAGGATCACTTAATCGACCGACAACCATGTTATTCTTTTTCTTAGCCAAGTTAGCCATTACAAGATCTAATCGTTTACGTCTTTCGACGTCAGTTAAGACTTGAAAATTGCTAACTTCGACAATTGGTTCAGCTTTCTTTCTTGCCACTTGTACTTCCTTTCTTGTCCTTAAAAGACTTAATGATATTATCTAAAAGATTAATAGCGTGAACGTAATCTTTATTAATTTCGCCAGTAGCTTCTTGATAAAGATTATTTCGTTCTACTAAGTATCTTAATGATACACCAAGTACGGGTACAATTGCAAGGTCTTTTTCTGTTCCCTCGGCATTAAGAAGTTCTTCGATTACTTCAGAAAAAGCTTGAATAATTTGTTTATTCTTTTCTGTTATGTCGCCTTCTAATACTTCAGAGAACATACCGACGTAAGATGCTAAACTCTGTTTAATTGCGTCGATTTTCAATATTTTACACCTTTCACGAGTTCGTATTCTTCATACTCAAGTCCGTTAAATAATGGATGTATTTTATACATACCGTTATACTTCTTTTTATATGATTCGAAATCTTTATATTTAAGTAAGGTAATTTTGTAGTCGACGCCTAAAATATTATTATTTAAATTCGACATTACTAATGCAAATTTAAGTTTAGTCTTACCTAATGGTTTAGGAACCTTTCCTAGCTTACGCATAGGGCCGTCATCGACAAGTTTAACGTTATTAAATTCATCGATTAATAATAAACTATTAACCGACATATCTTCGTTAAATTTATTAACGACTTTATATATTTCTTCTTTAGGTTCGAGCTTAACAAAATTAGCCTTACCCGATGATTTTTCTGTGATCCGAAGATGTTCATTTTTAAATCCGATATCGACAATTAACATACGGTTTTTATTCGTTAAACAATAGAAGTAATTAGTATAAATTGGACGAATACTACAAATAGCATCGTCTTCTTCAAGCTTAATTACTTTCTTAGTTCTTGTGATATCGAACATAACACCAGGAACACATTTATAGTAGCCGTGTTTAGTCACGATAAGATAATTAACTTCCTTATCGTAATTTAAATAATTATTATCTTTTGTGTAGAAATAATATACACGATCTTCTATCTTTAAATATGTTTCTGGATTTTGTGCTACACGAAATACTTCGGCACCAGAAAAACGAATAATAGGCTTATTTAGATTTATCATCTGATTCACCTATTAACGTTAAACGCTTGTCATTCTTAAAATATTTTTTAAGAACATTTTGGAGTTCACGTTTAACTTCCTCGAGAATCGAGGTGCTGTTTTTTAAAATGCCTTTAATTTCTTTATTGCGAGTCTCGAGCTCTGCAATTTTAGTATCGTAATCTCGTTGACTTAACTTAGTAAAGTCATTGATTTTCATACCTAAGATATAATCGGCCGCTTCTTCACTTATGTTAAGAAGCTTCATTAATTCACTTTTAGGTTCATCGCTAGTTTTAATTAGTTCTAAAATTTTAGCACTATTAGCGATTGCCAATTTAATATTATTATATCTAAACAATAGTTTATTATTTTTATTTAACTCTAACGTTAATTTATTCTTAACAATATTATGATAATGAATTAATAACTTCTTAATAATAGAAACCAATGGCATATGTTCAATAACTTTATCGTTATGAATAATAGTAAAAATACTATTAAAACTATCTTCGAGCTTAGTTTTCTTAAAGACTTGTTTAATTAAGTCGTCGACAGATTGACCGCGTGCTGGCTTAATCGAAATATTAAGAACACCTTTTGCCGAGAAATTTTTAAATTCTCCGCATAATTTATTTTCTCTTAATTTCTTTAAACCAGTCATTATAACACTAACGTTAGTCGTATACGGAATAGAATTAAATACTAATTCTTTTTTATTTTTAATTGTATATTGACCACGGATAATAAACTTACCCTTACCGTTATCATATACAGATTCAATATCGTCAGGATTCATAATAATTCCTTCAGTCGGAAAATCAGGTCCTTTAATATATTTCATTAAGAATTTAGTATTAATATCTTTACCTTTGTTAACTTGATCGATCGTCTTAATCAAAGCCGTAATAACTTCTGTCGCATTATGAGACGGGATCATAGAGCTTACACCGGCTGCAATACCATTAGTATAGTTACATAAAATATTTGGGAAAAATCCTCCTAAATATTTTGGTTCTAACCCTTCATTGTCATAAGTCGGCATCCATGGAACCGTAGCTTCGTTAGTGTCTCCTAGGAGTAGATCTCCAGTCTTGCTAAGTCTACTCTCGACGTACCTCATGGCTGCAGGTGGATCATTTTCTATACTGCCAAAATTGCCACTACCATCTCCTAATGGATATCTGGCAGAAAATGTCGCTGTCATATTAACGAGAGCGCCATATGGGCCATCTAAACTATGTGGATGATATTGGCCGACAGTATCGCCGATAACTTTAGCAGCTTTCTTAAAAGGTTTATTATTATTTAAACCTAAATTATTCATCGACAATAATACACGTCGTTGAACTGGTTTTAAGCCGTCGTTTAGTAACGGAATTGCTCGTTCATATACAATGTGATTAGCATATTTACTAAAATTCTTAACGAGCAAGTCGCTTAATTCAATTTCAATTTCCATTGCTAATTACCTTGATATCCTTAACGAGAACTTCATATGTCTCACGTTCACATTGGTTAACTTTATCCCAGTATTTTCGATTAACGAATATACCTGTGATTTCGACATTCGTTTTTAACGGAATATCGCGTAAGATATTCGCATTGAGATTATGGCCGACACACGGAATAAAGTCTTTTTCGGTGCCATTATTACGTTCGACCATTATAATATCGTTACAGATATTATGGCCACTCTTATTCGTAACTTTATTAATTTTAACGATTTTGCCTTTAAGCTTTGTTTCGTTAAACTGAGATACGTGTTGATTAGCCTGGGTTAAATAACCGTAAACGATTAATTTAACACCGGTATCTGTTTTAATATTCTTAGTACGAATTTCACCGAATGCATTAATATGAGAACCATCTTTAAGATTGTATACTAAACGAACATTATCTTTAAAGTATACTGGAATCTTAATATTTCTTTTTTTAACCTTCATCGTAACGAAAGCTTTATATATATCTTGACCGTGAACATCTTGATGAGACACAGTGATCTCATCAATTGTTCCGGCTATATTTAGAAAATTATTCACTTTTTAATATACTTTCTAAATTCTAATTTAAATCCCGACTTCTCGTCGGTATCTTCTTTAGCACTTACTAGAGAAAAATCTCTAGTAATTCTACTATACGGGAACAACGTATCGCCGACTTTAAAATCTTCGACGACAGTTAAATAAACAGCATCGCAATATTTTAAAAATTCACGATAGATTGTTCCGCCACCAATAATATAGTAATCATATCCTTCAAGTATAGCTGCTTTACATTCTTCAACAGAAGAAAAAGTTCGTACTCCAGGATAAGAAAAGCCACTAGAACTAATAACCCAGTGTTCTCGATTAGGAAGAAGCCCAGGTAAACTTTCAAAAGTTTTCCGGCCCATTACGATTACTTTATTTAAAGTCTTCTTTTTAAAGAATGCAAGATCTTTAGGAATATGATATAGTAATTCGTTATTCTTACCAATGTAATGAAATAAATTCATACATCCGATCATATAGATCATACAGCTACCTCGAAAGGAATTTTACCGCTATGTTCATAGTCTTCGAGAATTAAATCATCGATTTTAAAGTTATAAAAACTTTTAACACGAGATTTAATTTCGACTTTAGGGGCATAATGGCTAACATTACCTACTTGGATAAATGCGCCACGCAAATGATTTTCGTACACATGGGCATCATTAATCATGATCGTAAATAATCCTGGTTTTAAACCACAGGTTTGCGCCATGAGTAATAATAAGAATGCATATTGAGCCATATTATATGGCAAGCCTACTAATGTATCGGAGCTACGAATATTCAACAATAAATTAAGCTTGCCGTTAGTAACATTCCATTCAGTTAGGAATGCACAAGGTTGCAATGCCATATTATTTAAATCTTCTACGTTCCATAAACTAACTACCATACGACGGCTATCTTTATTAAAATGAAGATCGTAAATTAATTTGTCGACTTGGTTCATATAGATCTCGCCATTTTTACCCAAACGATAATTTTTAATTTTGCCTTCTTTTTTAAGATTGGCTACGTTTTCAATTAAGACATCGAAATACTTATATTCTTTTCCTAGTTGATAACCGTAGGCTAAGCCGATAGTGCCATCTTTACGTTCCCATTCATCCCATATGGTAACGTTATATTTACTACGTAATAGTTCAACACTATTACTCTGATCTTGCCAGATCCACAGCATTTCTTTAATCGCTGTTTTAAGTCCGACAAATTTTGTCGTTAATAAAGGGAATTCATCTTCAAGATCGAATTGAAGCATCTTATGTGGTAAGCTAAAAGCATTAATACCGGTACGATTTTCTTTTAATTCACCTTTTTCGATGATTTCACTAATTAACGGAATGTATTGCCCGTCGGCCTCATTCCGATAATCTTTATTAACGTCTTTAATAGTTTTAATTAATTGTTTAATGAAGCCCACTTAGTCAACTCCAAAATTATTTAACACAAGATTCTTTCTAGCTTCAGAATCTTTTCCCATTATATCTGATACCATCTTAGCACACTTCTCAGCGTCTTCGATCGTAATCTTATATAAATGTCTCTTCTTAGGATCTAAAGTACTTTCCCATAATTGATCAGGATTCATTTCTCCTAATCCTTTTATGTATTGCACATGCCATTGGTCTTTTTCTTTATACTTAGCAAGCTCTTCTTTAGTGTAGATATATTTATGGTTATTACCTTTAACAAGTCTAAACAAAGGAGGAGCAGCTGCGTAAATATAACCATTTTCGATTAATTCTCGATAATGGTTATAGAAGAAAGTCGCCCAAAGGCAGATGATATGAGCCCCGTCGTCATCTGCATCTGACATAACGACAATCTTATTGTATTTTAATTCTTCAATATTGAATGATTTATCAATACCGCAACCTAATGCGTTAACAAGATCTAATAGTTTGTCAGATGTAACAGTACCACCATTCTTTTCGGTATTCATTACTTTACCGAAAATAGGAAGCACAGCTTGATATTCGGGGTCACGTGCTTGCTTACTAGACCCTCCAGCACTGTCCAAAGTGAACATATTTGGGCTATATCTTATTATTTATAAAAAATAATCCTGCCGTTTCGGAATAAATATTAATTCCTACTCTACTCAGTTCATATATATAATATATGCTTTTCGATAGTCTCTGAACACATTACAGATACCCATTTTCTTTTTCCATTTGTTTCCTAATTTGAATCGCCATTTTTATTGCCTCATCTCTACCGTATTTATTTTTACTAAAAGATCGAGATATTTTTTTCTTATTAAGATCATACCAACAACATACTATACTGTCCTCAGTTTCTGTAATTCCTCGGCAATTAAAAATATTAGTTTTTCTAATGTTAGTATTTCTATTATTAATAGAAACATCGACAACTCTTAAATTTTTTGTTCTATTGTCTAATCCATTTTTATTTATATGGTCGACAACTAATCCATCGTGTCTTTTTAAAGACATCACTATTCTATGAATTCTGTCATTTTTGTTTGCCGCATAATATGTTTTAGCATGATGATCTTTATATACGGATATTTTTGATTTATTTAAAATTGAAACAGAATCTCTATCGACAATCATTTTCTTTACTCCATATGCTCTTGTATAGATAAAGAAAACGCATATATTTTGATAGCATCTATAATAATCATAATATTTTATTCCATCTTTCAATGTCTTTTTTGCTAATTTAAGTGCAAAAGGTCCATATCTATTTATGGAATAAGTAAAAGTTTTATTGTTATAATATACAGTATAATGATCTTTATGTTTACTAAGTACAATTCTATTCATTTTAAATAAACCTTTCTGCAATTTCGCTGCGGATAATTTATAGTTTTGACGATGTTACTATACCTAAGCCATTACGCTTTGCCATTATTATATCACTATAATAATTTAGTTGCCAACACTAATTTAAACTTCCCCGCAATTAGACAGGTTTAACGAGAGCAACTCTGCCTTTTACCCTCGACAATAAACAGTTCGCATTTTTTAGGATCGTCGCTATGACAATCGCTTAACTTTTCTACGACAGTAGACTTTAATGCTTTTTTCTGTTTTCTTGCATTTTCTCTTGCTTTTTTAGCATCGAGTCTAGCTTTAATACTAAGATTAATTTTACTAGCCAGTTGCTTAGCAAAAGTTTTTTTCTTTTTAAGCTCTTCTCCGAAAGACTCGGAAATTAATTCTTTAACTTGATCTCGAATCTCGGGCATTTGTAAATATAATTTATTCTGACCTTCGAATTTAGGTTCGATTGTCTTAATATTTACGATAGCTACGAGACCTTCGATCGCATCGTCTTGTGTTAAATCTTTAATATTTAACTCTTTTAATGCTTGTACTATACCGGCCTTAAACCCATTTAAATGATCGCCGCCGTTTAAGGTATTGATATTATTTACAAACGTTAAAATAGTATTAGAATATAATCCATCGCAATAATTTAATACGACATGAACAGATGTATTATCTTTTTCTCCTTTGAATTCTAGCGCTTTACCGATAGTTTCTTTAGGAGTAATGTCTTTTAGATAATCGACTAAAGAAGATGATTTTAAATTAATCCACCCGTCGCCTAAATTATATTTGATAGTAAGACCTTCGTTAAGATAACTTAATTGCTTAAGTTTCTTTTCGAGGTCTTTAATATTAATAGGATCTGGATATATATCTGGATCTAACCGATATTCAATACGGGTACCCGTCTTTTTGGACTTACGTCCTTTTTTAAGCTCTTGACTTAAGATACCTTTTTTGAAACCGATATTCCATTCATATCCATCTCGCCATACTGTAGCATTGAAATACTCAGATACAGCATTGACGCAAGATGACCCTACGCCATTAAGTCCAGCTGTAGTAGACATATGTCCTCCTACAGAGAACTTTCCTCCAGCGTGCAAAGATGATAAAGCCAACTGCACTTGAGGAATCTTATATTTTTCATTAATTGCTACCGGAATACCGCGACCTTCGTCGGTGATAATCATTACTCGAGTTTCTGAATTGTATTCTACAGTTATACATTTACCGAAACCAGCAACAAATTCGTCGACAGCATTATCGATAATTTCATGAGCACAATGATTTGGGCCATTCAAGTACATTTCTTTTCGCATTCGAACATTGTCCGGATATTCGAGCACTAAAATTTCTTGTTCAGCCATTAGTATACGTGATCCTCATCTGCAATTAAATCATAGTATCGATACAATACTGCACGAACTGTTTCATTAATAGACTCTGGTAAGCTAACATCTTTATTTAAAGTTACCTCTGCTTTAAATTTTCTAGGCTTAACGATTAAACCGTTAGAAGTAGTTAGCATATCGATACGTCCATGTCTACCAGAAATACCAATTCTAAATACGAATTGGAACAGTCGTCCATCATAATCGACTTGATATGGTGTACCATATTTTTGTTTAGATAAAGCTTCGCCAACATGACCAGCGATATTATCGAGATCACTTTTCAGCTCTTGCTCTTTCTTAATCGCATCTTCCCAGGCTTTAATTCCCTGGTCAATATTATCTAAATAATCCATTAGTATCCTTTCTTTTTAAAAAGAAAAACTGGGTGCAGCGATCACCACCACACCCAGTATACCATAGATTAACCCAATAAATCTACAACAGGTTTTGTGTCGGCTTTTGGAGCATCGGCAAAGCTATCGAAGTTAGAAGCTTCGGATGCACCAGAACCATCACGATGTTCAAAATACATGCTGTCTACGATTACGTCAGTAGTATATACTTTAGTACCGTCTTCTTTTTCGTAAGAACCGGTACGAATAGCACCATTAACAAGAATTTGTTGACCTTGGTTTTTATGAATTAAATCAGCAGTCATACCAAATGCTGTGCAAGTAATGTTGTCCCAATCTGCATATTCAGCATCTTTTGGTTTAAAATTACGTTGACAAGACAAAGAGAAACGCAACATAGATTTCTTTTCACCTTCGCCTGGTTTGTAAGTATAAATACCTTTACCTTCAGAATTAACACGGCCTTGAAGAATTACTTGATTGTACATAATAATAGTTTCCTTTCGATAATTAAAAAATTATTTAAATAATATATATCTTAAGCATTACATTATGCTTTAAGAACAGACAAAATGGCTTCGATATTATAACGATTTAATTGTTTAACATCGTTTAATACGCCACCAGATAATGCTTCCATAGCTTCTACGATTTGTTCATCAGTATAACGATTAATTTCTTCACGCAAATCTAAATAGTGAGCTAAGTAATCTAAGTAATACGGAGTGATATTAGACAAAGATACTTGATTTTTGTCTTCGTCTTCAAGAATTTCGTCTAAATATCCTTGTAATACTTTTTGATTTCCAGCATCTTCTTTTACGAACGTTCTGATTTTGACAATTTTAGCCGCCATTTCTTTAGCGATCATTTCTGTCATTTCATCTTCACGTTTGTATTTGCTAACATAGCAATCGAGCTGACGTTCGTCGAATTTAAGAGCTTCGACTACTTCAGGATCAGCTTCGCCCTTTTCTTCGAGCTCGGCTGTTTCTTCAGCAAAAGATTTAAAACCGCTATCGGCTTCATAGTCGACATCTTCAGAACCTAAAAGTTCCATCGGAGATTTGTCTTCGATCGGATTACCGTCGAAGTCAGTTACCGGAACTTCCTCGGAGTCGAGAATTTCTTCGGTAGAAGTTTCTTCTACCTTTTCTGCAGGAGCTGGTTCCTCAACAATGACTTCTGGTTCTTCAGCTTCAGTAGCAACTGGTTCACTTTCAATTTCTTCCTTGACCAGTTCAGCTTTGGGCTTCCGACCACGCTTTTTAGGCTTTTCTTCCTTTACTTCGTCCGCCTTATCGGCTGCCTCAGCTTTCTCAGTTACTTCATGTTTTACAGCATGAGCATCGAGAGAAGAAATAATGCCACTATTATACATATCGAGTAATAATTTACTAGATGCTGTATTAAAAGTAGCAGGGTCTTCGTCTAATAGACGTTTAGCAATGACCAATAAATGGTCAAATGCTTTTTCAGTGTAATTCAATTACTTTGCCTCCTTATTTAAATAATATGAATATTTATTATTAACATCTTCTGAGGTTATACGAATTTCTTTCGTATTCTCGTCGATGTCGAATAATTTATCGTCGACTAAACCTTGTACGACGCTTTTTAGTGCGCGAGCACCTGTTTTTCTGTCATACGCAAGTTTAGCGATAGTATCGATAGTATCGTCATCGAAGTTAATTTCGATATCGTACATACCGATCAATTCTTTAATTTGCTTAAAGATTGCATGTTTCGGAGTCGTTAAAATTTGTTTTAAGTCTTCGACACTCAATTCTTTAAGCGGGCAAATTACTGGTAGTCGACCTAATAATTCTGGAATAATACCAAAATTATCGAGATCTTCAGGTAAGATATAATCGATTACGTCGTTATATTTAGATTTTTCTTCCAATACGTCTTTAGATGCTTCACTAGAGAAGCCGAGGCCCGTATCTAAATCTTTATTTAACCTTGCCGCAATCTTCTTTTCAATACCGGTAAATGCACCACCACAAATAAATAAAATATTAGTAGTATCGATTTCAACAGTAGGAGATGACATAGCAAATCCTCCTTGTTGATCGTTAGACTTAATAGCGACTTTACCGCCTTCAACAAGTTTTAATAATTCGTATTGTACGTCACGACCACCGATATCACTACCTTGAGAACCAGCATTTTTAGGATCTCGAGCCGCAATTTTATCGATCTCATCTATGTAGACAATACCTTGTTGAGTTCGTTCGACATCGTTACCGGCTTCACGATATAATTTGGCTAAGATGCTGTTAACATCTTCACCAACGACAATTTGTTACCCTATAGGCTTTTTATCCTATAGCTCTTATAGTTTCCTATAAGTTCAGCATAGATTTTCTTAGTAAAATAATATACAAACTAAGGTAACCACTCGTGGGAATATTTTATTCTTACTTTAAATAAATAAGGTTCAACTCCTATGCGTTACGGTGGCAAAAATCTTTTAAAATTTTTGCTTACCTCGGTATTTTCCTTTCGGATCTTCACCGATTTTGGTTACTTTAATTACTCTGATTTATTTGTATTTTCGTCAGAGAGGGCTCGTTTAAGAAGTAAATATCTATTCATTTTTCTATCAAGAAAAATATTAGCATTAGAATATAAATAATCATAAAAAGATAATGTTAAATTTTTTTTGTATAAGACCAATTTTTTATAAGTAGAATAATCATCTATTTTAAATTCAAAATTTGATAGTATTTGATTCATTGATTCAGCTAATATAGAAGAACCAACAACTATAACTGCTTGAATTTTTTTAACATTTTTAGTGATATATCCATTACCATCAAAATATCCACGAATGAAACTTGGAATAAGATCTGCTTTTATTTCTGGCATGAAAGCATTTTCTGTTTTATTATAGACTACACCTAATTTAAATAAATCTTCTACTAATTCTTTTGAAACAATAGATACAATAGAAGTTTTTCTATTTTTTCTATGTTTAACTTCTAAATTACTAGCGCCAATATCGTGAATAAATTTATTTAAATGTTCTTCATCGACAGAACTTAACTCAATCGATAGTCTATTCTTATAAACATTTCCATCTGCCATAATAAATCCAAGCCAATATGCTTGTTTTTCAGTTTCTATTTCTTTAAAGAAATTTTTATTAAAAGTTACATTTGGTCTTTTATATGTAAATCTCATATTAACATTTTTCTTTTTTAGATATGCTGAAAATGATTTAACAGAAATTTTTAATTGTTCTGCTACTTTATACATAGGAATTTTTTCTTCAGTATATAATTTTAATCCTTCAATATATCTAGGATCATCTATTTCGAAATGAACATTTTTTTTAATTTCTATTCCATTTCGTTTAAAATATCTTCGTAAAGATCCTACATCTACATTATATTTTTCTGCTAAAGCAGAAGTAGATATTCCTTTATTTTCAGTATATTCTTTTATTGCTTTTTTATATTTATCTTCATTTTTATATCGTGTCATATTATGATCCTCCTTTATGATCATAATTATATTACACGATATTATTGTCTGTCAACCCCGATTTGGTGAGACTACTTGCATCGACAATGACACATGGTCGACCAAGATATTTTGCTAACTGTTTAATCAAGAATGTTTTACCTGATCCGGTACTACCAAGCATGATTATATTGGATTTCTCCACATCGATGCCGACATCTTTTTTCTTAAATGCATTATATTCAAGAAGTTTAGTATGATTAGTAATCGCAACACTAAGAATTTTCTTAGCGTTATCCTGATTGATTACACTTTCATCCAGGTAGGCCTTAATTTCTTTAGGCTTAACATCGGATTTTTGAATCTTAGAAGATTTTTTCTTCTTAGGTTTTTCATCGTCTTCGTCGCCTAAAGATAAACCTAAGATGTCATCGATATCAAAATCACCTTCGTCGTCTTGAACTTGAGATGCCATTTTCATAACGCATTCTTGACAGATAGCGATATTTTTATTAACGGAAGATTGGAAAGTAATATTATGACTTTTTTGATCGTCGATATCTTTACCGCAATAGCTACATTTCATTACTTGTCCTCCTTCGCTTTAATAATTTCATCGATAAGACCCATATCGAGTGCTTGTTGTGCTTCGAGATAATTATCGCGTTCACATGCTTCATGAATTTGTTCATAGGTAATTTTACCGTTGGATTTCTCAGCATATTTACGTTCTAATTTCTCGCGTAAACGTTCGATATGTTTAGCGACAATTTGAATATCGGTTTGTTGACCTTGTACGCCAGTTAATGGCTGATGGATCATAACTTCAGTGTTCTCGAGAACGCTTCGTTTATCGCCCATGCTTAATAAAAAGCTCGCCATACTAGCGCACATACCCATACCGACAGTATGAACTGGACAGCTAATAGTACGCATAGTATCGTAAATTGCCATACCGGCCGTGATACTACCACCAGGACTATTAATATATAGTTTAATCGGTTTACGACTACTTTCGTTAGCTAGATATAACATTGCTGGAACAATGAAATTAGCTAATCGATCGTTAATTTCACCAGTGATGAACAATACACGATCTTCTAATAGTTTATCAAAGAGGTCTACACGGACACCTTCAGAATCTTTAATTACGGACACGGCCTACCTCCTCAAAAGTATCATTTAAAATAGTTTTTACAGCAAATACGATTTTCTTAAACTTCGACATATTTTCTGTAAAAATAATAGCTTTATATTTTACTACTTCTTCTTGTTTAGGTTTAACGACAACTTCTTTTGTTTTCTTAGCAGCTTTTTCTTTTTGTTCTTGATACTCAGTCTTTTTACTGTTGCGTTTTTCAAGAACAGCAGCAATCTTTTTAGCACGAGCTGCATCAGAATCTTTCTTAATCTTATTGGCAGAAGCTTCGATTAATTTTAATTCGAGTTCGGTAAACAGTTCAGATTCAATCAACAATTTCTTTGTTCTTGGCCGGAGAATACCGATACCGTCTAAAAATAGTTGCTGAACTTTGCTATCGCTAAAACCGGCTGCACGAATAGTTGCCTTTAGATTATTATTGTAATCTTGATTAACTAGCACCCATAGTTTAGCAATACTAACAGCACTTAAGTTATTCCATTCTTTACACCAAGGATTTTTCTTATAGCTTTCTTGAGCAATCATTGCACTAAAACTAGAATATGATTCTTTAGACCAATCTAGTTTAGTGAGATCCTTGATGCGTGTATAAAATTTAGAGATATTATCTTCTCGTTCACCGAACAAGATAACAGCACCTTGTTCAATAATATTTGAACGCATTGAGTTCCCCCTTGTGTTAAATAAAAAAGACTCCTTACGGAGTCTTTAAAATTTATTTTTTCTTATGACGAAGCATTTCTAAGATCTGTTCGCCTTCGTCGATTTTATCTTTGTTGTCTGGATTATTATTAAAGAAATCCATAATTTGACGCATTAACAATGGTGTTTCATCTTCGCCGAAGAATGCTTGATCGTAAATATCGTCTTCTTTGATTAAATAATTGTAACGATTATGAGTACGATCATATTCTGCACGAGCATCGATGTTATGGTCGGCATCGCCACGCATTTTCATACGTTCACGACATGTAGACTCGAGAGTGTTTAAATAAAATGCATAAACATATTCTGGGAATAATTCTTTAAGCTCCTTAGTGCCGGCTTCATCAAGCACGACAATATAGTTTAAATCTTTATTTAAATCTTCTAGATAGTCCTTACTAATGCCGTATGTTTCACCATTAATGGTCGTTTTACAAATATAGTCTTCAGGATACCAATCTTCTTTGTTAACAAAGAAATACTGATCGACTGGCTGACATCCTCTCATGACTAAAAGTCATCAAGGTTCCTACTCAATAGATGCATATAAATATAGTTTATTTTTACCAAAAATATAGTAAATATAGACTAATTCATATGTCTTATACTAAGATATGATAGGCTATCCCCGAGTGTCCCTCGGTTCTATATATTGAAATTATATTAATTTTAATCCTTCGTTTAAAATATTAGTTGCCGCATTAATATCTCGATCGTGATGACTGCCACAGTTATGACAAGTCCATTCACGTATTTCAAGATTTTTAACTTCAGAATTTTTAAATCCACAATTAGAACATATTTGAGATGATGCAAAATAAGTACTAATTTTTACAAATTGTTTATCATACCATAAACATTTATATTCTAATTGTCGACAAAATTCATACCAACTAACATCATTAATTGCTTTAGCCAACTTATGATTCTTAATCATATTTTTAACTTGTAAAGTTTCAGTACAAATAATATCATAATTCTTAACTAAGGATGTAGATATTTTGTGTAAATAATCTTTGCGACAGTTAGCAATATATTCATGAAATTTAGCTAGTTTGATTCTAGCTTTCTCATAATTTTTAGAACCATACACTTTACGACTTAAAGATTTATGTAATAATTTAAGTCGTTTTTCGTTATTAACTAAAAATTTTGGATTCTCAAATTTAGTCCCATCGTTCAAGATACAGAAATCTTTCAATCCTAAATCGATACCACAACTTTTCTTGGTTTTCGCAAAAGCTTCAATATCGACTTCGGCTGAAATGCTAGCAAAATATTTTCCGCTAGCAGATTTAGAAATCGTAATATTATTGATCTTCTTAAGATCATTAAATTTATATTTATCTCTAAACTTAATCCAGCCAACTTTAGGAATTCGAATCATTTTGTTGTCTTGATCAAGAACTAAATTACAACTAGTACGATAGGAGTTTTTATCTCGTCTAGATTTAAATTTGGGATATCCAGATCCATTAAAAAATCTTTGATATGAAAAATCTAAATCTTTAATAGAATTTTGTAAGGCACATTTATCAACTTCACAAAGCCAAGGTTTTTGTCTTTTGAGTTCAGTAAGAATTTTAGACATATTGTTATATGTTATGTTTACATTATAAAAACTATATAATTTTTGTTTTAAATTCAACATAAAATTATAAACATATCTTCTACAACCAAATGATTTTTCAATCAAAGCTTGTTGTTCTTCTGTAAGATAAATTTTAACTTTAAAATTTATATTCATGAGATATACCTCCTTTCATAATAATAATTATACTATTATTATATTACAGGAAGTATTTAATTTCAATATATAAAACCAAAGAAATTTTCTTTGAAAGGATGATAGTTCACATTAAAGCGTCACTTTTAATGCAGCGCCACTATGCGCATCCTTAGCTTTCGCTAAGGCACAGACTATATCTTAATCCTTATAAAAAGGACCTTTACCATTTCCACTACCATTATAGACTTGTAGTGTACGAGCTCTCGCTCTAGTCGTTGAACCTTTCTTAATATAAATATTAAGGCTTGGCTGCTGATTGCCCATTGCAAATAAGACTTAGGATTTAACCATATCTCATCTTAAGGATTTATTTCTACTTTCGTAGCCGAGCACAAAAATTTTGTGCGTGGCACCTTAAGCTTTAGGGGTTCCCAGCAATTAGATAAATTTCCGAGACGTAGATTATCTCGGCGCTTACTTGTTGCCAAATAAGTGGACTATTTATGCTGTTAACTCATAACTAAAGTTACGAGTATGCATAGCAATTCTAATCATTTAAACGACGAGATCTTGTCGTAGAAGTAATGATCCGATAGAAACCTTTTACTTCGAATAGACCAGCTAAAGTACTTTTTCCACAGCCACTTGGGCCAGATAGAACGATAATCATAAGTATATAACCTCGCTTTAAAAAAATATATATATTTTATTCTTATATTATACCATACTATTTCGTTTGCGTCACGACCGTTTTACCGTCTTTAAATTCGACGTAAAATCGTCGGTCGGCATATTTCTGCATAATATAATCGGCAAAAGGTTTATACTTATCTGAACTATTCTCGTTAAAGTTATGTCGAACTTGATTAATAACCAATACAGACAACTTTTTATTGTTATAAATGAATTCTTGAATCTTATACATATTGTCTCGAGGTCTTCCTTTCAATGAAAAGAAGTCGTCGATCACTAATAAGTTGAATTCATTCATAATTTCGCCAATATCGTCTAAAGACGACGTTTGAGCTAAATAATATTCGCCATCAAAGTTATACTGAAAAAGCGAATCAATCCACAGTGTTGCAGGATATTTTTTTGCGATTTCATGAGCAATCAAGCTTTTACCGCTCTGGCTCATGCCATATAATTCAATAACATTATTATCTAACGCTTTATTAATTTGATTAGCAGCCTTACTCATCTGGTGTAAATGTCCTAACGAAATTAACTCTTAAAACAGCAGTAAAGTCTTCAAAAAGATGAATTAATAATTCTTCCAAACTTTTGCACACATAAGTATTTTCGAATAATTCACCTAAGTATATAAATCTACTTTCAGACCAATCTACTCTTTCGATTCCGTAGTCACTAACGACTGTCGTCGGCACACCGCCACCAATAATCGAACAAATTTTTAATTCGTCGACCATGACAAATAATTCTGTTTCATTTAACGCTAGGTATATTTTTTCTTCTCGTTTCTCTCCGCAAGTAAAGTCGAAACATTCAATAATAATGTCTCTAACTTTTTCTAAACTATCTGTTTCTTTAATTTTGAGAGTCGAAATACATTCCTTAATATGATTTACGACATTCTCTTTAATGTACAACACTAATTCAAAGATATCCTGTTTTTTAAATAGTCTTTAACCAAATCCCAAGAGTAATAGAAGTCTTTATACATGTTGAACGAGATTCTAAATATATCAATGCACTCGTCCACTAAAGCATCTTGTCGACCTATTGTATTCGTTATGGCTTCTAAAATTAACATGACTTCGATCTGTTCATGTTCAACAAGATCTCGAGTCTTCGTAAAATAATTTAACTGGCACAATCTAACAAATAAGTCGATGATATATTCTTTGGGATCATCTAATAATAGAATTTGATTTGACTTTAAAATTTTCATTTGATTTTATTATAATAATCCTCGATTAGATTTAAATCGAAATCGGCGTTAAGATCGATTTCGCTGATTTCTAACTTACTAGGATTATTATAACATTGAATGAACAATTTTGCCAAGAACTCAAATTCCATATAATTATCTAAAAGACCATTTTCTTTAACGATATCGACAACATTTTGAGTCGGGTTATTGCCCATTAGGATATCTTCGCCGACTTTAGGTCGTTGATTAGGTTTAAAGCTATTAAAAACTTTAGCAATATGCTGAACAGATAAATACAAGCCAATTAATTGTTCTCGTTGTTCTGGTTGCATTTTTCCTCCAAAATAAAAAACCGACCTTACTTTTGTAAGATCGGTAAATACTTAACAGATTCGATAGCCGGAGCCATCATTGTGTCACGCAATTCGATATCGTGACCTTTGCTTTGCATATATTTAATTTTTTTATGAAAATCGTTTACGATAGATTCTAAAATATCCTTATCGAAAACTTTTTCGCCGATACGCTTAGCAATAATATTGTTTAATGCAACATCGATATCTTTGTAGGTTTCGTTTTCTTTAAGAGAGCGATCCCTGTTAATAACACTATAGTTAGTAAAACTTAATAAATATAATTTAATAACCAAGTTAATTAAATTAGTGTTATTTTCGATATAAGATACGATATTATGAGAGGTTAAAATTTGATTATATAAATTATCTAAATTCATGGTTTATTTTTACAGCAACAACAGCAGTCATTATTAGTATTGTTATTACTATTGTTTTCACGACGAGACGGACGCCCAGTATATTCGTCGAACTGAGAAAACTCTTGTTTATGTTCGTTAATATACTTTATCGCATTCTCTTTATCGGTAATGCCGTGTTCGTGAAATTTATATTCTAAATCAGATACTGTAGTCATCATATTGTTCTGGTAACAGTAGTAAACTAATTCTTGTAAATCGGTATATTTTAAAAATTTAGCCTGATCACCTTGACGCCATCTCTTCCATTTTTCAGCAAAAGAAGGTTCGTCGATAGTAGACGGCATCGGAATATACCCTTTATAAGAATTAGTTTTAGATTTAGACGTTGACCGCCATAGAATTGCCATTTATTTAACCTTTCTTCATTAGTTTTACTAAATATAGTTTAAAACCGATACTTAATCCAGTAACAGTACTTAGTAAACTTAATATAGTAAAGAATAAAGTAAATACTATTGGTAACGGATTAGATACGGTATAAACATTAGAATTATAAAAAGCACAGCTAAATACAGCTAAAATAACTGTTACAATATTAATGATACCGACATAAATAGGATATGCCATAGTAGCCATTAAATTGTATTTTTCACGAGTGCTTTTAACTCTAATATTGTTAGTTTCGATTAAGATGCCGATATAATTAATACTATTGATAATCATTAAGACAAGCATCATTGATACAGAACTAACTGCTAATTTAAAATGTGTTGCATCGTTTGCGATATGACTTATAATTAGACTAACTAAGCATAAAGCTGTAATAATCAATGCAACAATAAATTCACGTTTTAAAAACGTTTCATGAACATTTAAAAATCGTAAATATCCAAAGATATTACGATCTTTAAATAAATCTTTTTCTTCCATTGTACCACCTATTAAAGCATACAATATACAAAGTACGCCGATGAACGGCGCAAAATCTATAAATCCTTGCAGTATCCACAGCAAGAAAAGATATAATATTAACATTAATTTTCTCCGCTAAAAACAAAGTTTCTAGCACTTAGTTGTGTGAGGTGAAGTGGACACAGAGGCCTGAAAAGTTTTTACGCTACCACGTATACTTCGCCATATTGGCGGCCGAATTTAATAGCTTCATCATAGTTGTCGACAAAAATATCGACTACGCCATGAATACCAGGAGCCATTCGGTCGGCTACAACATAATTGTAGCCATTGATATTTAGTACTGTGCCTAAAGCAAAATCGTTGCTCGCAACGGCACCGACGTAAGGATACTCACCGTTAGCCATAGGGCTACCTGTGTGAGTATAAGCTGTAAGTTCCATAGCATTAGCATTTGGAACACTTAATAAACCTAATACTAATGCAAAAGATACTACTAAAAACTTTAATTTATTCATAAGAAAAGTCTCCTAACTTCTGTTTCGTCTTCCTATTATTATTTAAATAAATAATAAATCGTAGGGCGACATGAAATTAGTAAACTTTGAATGCTATTCACCTAAACAAACAAAGCCACTATTTGAAATACTTGTTTTTACGATATTATACATTATCGAGG